ACTTACTTTGGTGTTTGCTGTTGAATAAGCCGCATTAGCCGTTGCATAACCAGCATTAGCCGTTGCATAAGCCGCATTGGCGCTGGCATAACCAGCGTTAGCAGTAGCATACCCAGCATTAGCCGTTGCATAAGCCGCATTAGCCTGATTAAAAGCCGGTTGAATTTGTGGTGTTACATTGTTGGCAGCCGCATAAGCGGCATTAGCCGTTGCATAAGCCGCATTAGCCTGATTAAAAGCCGGTTGAATTTGTGGTGTTACATTGTTGGCAGCCGCATAAGCGGCATTAGCCGTTGCATATGCACCGTTCGCATAACTACCTATCGCAATCTTTTCAAAACCTGTGCCAGTATTTGTCAACAGCCATGACTTATCAACTTCAGACCACATAAGTAATGTGTTTGGTTGATTACCCCTGGCAACTTCGATACCAGCATTTGCAATTGGAGTTCCATATGCATTCGCATTCAACGTAATAATATTATCGTTGATTAAAAGTATCTGTGTATTTGTATAAACAGTGTTACCATTAACAATAAAATCACCATTAATGGTTACATTGCCACCAATTGTACCACCAGAAGAATTGAATTTTAAATTTGCTGTATTAAATGCGGCATTTGCATGTAATGAAACGGTGTTTATTTGAGAATAAACTGGACCCAATTCTTCACCAGCGGGAATATATTGTATATTCCTAACTTTTGTTGGGTTTTGTTGGCCACTTGATACTCTCACTGAGCCAATAGTTACTGTGTTACCTGTTGCCATTTATAACATGCCCGCTGTTTTTGTTACCTGTGGTGAAACATTAACAATTCCCTCCAAAACTCTCACTCTATTGCTTCCTCCAGCAGATGTAATATACACATCATAAACATATCTTCCGGCGTAAATGTTTGCTGTATTTGCCGAGGTCATACTCATTGTTATTGTTCCATTAGCACCACCTGTTGTGATTGAAAATGTTGCCGATGCATTGGATGAATAATATGATTTTCTCATTTGAGAAGTTGATGTATAGCCTACGAGATTCATGGGCTCACCACTCACATCATCAAGTGTGATTGTCGTGTTAAAGTCTGCACCTTGTTCTAAAAATAGTTCTGAATAACCTGCTGGCATATTGTTAGTTCCTTTAATGGTATATTTATTTGTTATTGGAACTTAATAACAGGACCAATACAACCTGGTCCCGTTATTTACGGCAGTTTCTTCTTCAACTCTTTGATTTCTTCCGAAAGTTCTTTTACGGCTTCAATCAAAATTGCAGTGATTTGTGAGTAACGAACGGCTTTAGAAGTTTCATCATTTTCAATATTCTTGGTTTCATAAACAAGTTCTGGAGCAACCTTCTCAAGTTCTTGAGCAATAACACCAATCATTTTATCGGTTTTACCGATGTAGTTGAAAGTATAACCGTTCAGGGACTCAATCATCTCTAATCCATTAGGAATACGAACTATATTTTCTTTGAGTTTGATATCGGATGGTGAACCGTATGCAGTAACATCCGCTACTGAAATAATTCCGTTTGCGTTTATTTGAGCCCAATTTGTACCAGTATGTGACGAAAATGTTACACCTTCATTAGATGAAGTTGCAATATTTGAGGGCACGGTGCTGTCGACCGCCGGAGTGAAAACAAATGTAGCATAATCACCATACAAAGTCACAAGGCCGCCGCCGTTGAGTATTTCACCGGAAATAAACCCACCAACTGTTTTTAAATCGCCGGTGTTTGGATTTACTGTCACCGCTCTGGAACTAGAAAATGCTGTCTGAGCAACACCTAAGTTTTGAACGCCTACAATGTTCAATACTGGACCAGATCCGGTGCTTGTAGAATTAATTACAGTTGATGGTCCGCCTGGTCCAATAGGTCCAATTGGTCCGATAGGCCCTTGTGGTCCAAGAGGTCCGATGGGTCCAATAGGTCCGATTGGTCCTTGTGGTCCAATAGGTCCAATAGGTCCGATTGGTCCTTGTGGTCCAATAGGTCCAATTGGTCCAATTGGTCCGATAGGTCCCTGTGGTCCAATAGGTCCGATTGGTCCTTGTGGACCGATAGGTCCAATTGGTCCGATAGGTCCGATTGGTCCTTGTGGTCCTGTAGGTCCTGTAGGCCCTCTAGGTCCGATGGGTCCAATAGGTCCGATTGGTCCCTGTGGTCCAATAGGTCCGATTGGTCCTTGTGGTCCGATTGGTCCAATGGGTCCTTGTGGTCCGATTGGTCCAATGGGTCCTTGTGGTCCAATAGGTCCGATTGGTCCTTGTGGTCCTGTTGGGCCTATAGGTCCAATAGGTCCAATAGGTCCGATGGGTCCTTGTGGTCCAATAGGACCAATAGGTCCGATTGGTCCAATAGGACCTTGAGGTCCGATAACACCTCTTGCAGAGAAGTTAAGCATCAACACATCATTATTGGAAAACACACCAGTTGAAGACTGATAATTTACAGCAAGAACACCATAACCCGTTGATGTTGCAGAAGTGCCGGAATATATTACTGAATTGCTTGTGCCTAATGCGGAAATTCTAAGTGTGTATGTGAATGGTTCGCCTGGTAAAGCACCAAACAAACCAAACACACCTGTCACATCGCTTCCATTTGCATCTAAATTGTCAGCAAAAATTCTAGATACTGCTGTAAAATTTCCGTTTGCTGTGTTAGCATTGAAACGAATATTACCATTACCTGGATCTGATCCTGTGAGACCAGATTGCTGGAATGCGTTGGCCAAATTGTATTGGATGACTGTTGATGTTCCAAGATTTATTACGTTTGATGTAATTCTGCTATTAATAACCGAATTAGCGGATGCCGCATTAGCAGTAATCGAACCATTAATTGTGGATACGTTAGTCGAAATTTTCGCATTTATATCCAGCCTCATATCATTTTGTGATTTGGCTGTGGCGGCTAATGTTGTGCTTGTGCTTGTATTCGAATCATTCAGTTGAACAATACCAGCATTGCTTGTGTTAGCAACATACTTTTCAGTAACGATTGTGTAGTATGTGTTCTGTTCTGCACCAGTTGCACCATGAATACCACGAATCTTCCATTGTTTGTTTGCGTTTTCAAACTGAATATATGCATTTGGTGTGAAGGTTGTTTCAGTGTTTTCACCACGGTTAATACCAAAACGACCAGTCTGTGATAAAGTAATTGGTGTTCCACCATACAAATCAAATTCTGCTGAGTTGTATACTGTACCACCATCAATAACGAAGTTGCCTTTAACTGTTAAATCTTTACCAGCAATAATAGAATTGTTAGCAAAGATGTTATTTGCATTTAGAGATGGTGTATAAATGTCTGTATTAGCAGTCAAGAATTTCGTATTGATATTATCTACAACAGAAACGTATTGTACGTTTGCAGACTGTAAGTTAGCTATACCATTGGATGTTAATCTGTTTGTATATACATGTGTAACTGCTGAAAGGGAACCCGTGTTGATTGTATTTGCATTAGCAATACCAACAATATTAGCAGAAGCCGCATTGATTGCATTGATAATATTTGCTGAGCCACCAGAGAGTGTGGTGTTAGCTGTGATAGTACCACCAAGAATTGTTGTTACAGCCGATAAAGTTCCAACGTTGGCTGTGTTAGCCTGTGCAGTGCCGACAATGTTAGCCGATGCGGCGTTGATTGCACCAATGATGTTAGCTGAACCACCAGAGAGTGTGGTGTTAGCTGTGATAGTACCACCAACCAAAGATGTGTTGGCAATGATATTACCAATTCTAGCGGAACCAGCATCCAATAGACCAACAACGTTGGCTGTGTTAGTATTAAACTGTGTGTTAGCAGTAACGGTACCACCAACAAAAGCTGTTACAGCCCAAGCCGTGCCTGTATTAACAGTGTTGGAAGTCATTCTACCAACGATGTTAGCCGAAGCCGCATTCAAATCTGTGTTGGCCGTGATAGTGCCACCAAGGATTGTTGTTACGGCAGATAATGTTCCAACGTTGGCGGTATTGGCTTGTACAGTACCAACAATATTAGCAGAAGCCGCATTGATGGCACCGATAATATTGGCTGAACCACCAGATAGTGTGGTGTTGGCGGTGATTGTACCACCAACTAATGATGTATTGGCAATTATATTTGCAATTCTAGCTGAACCCGCATCCAATAAACCTACTACGTTAGCAGTGTTAGTGTTCAACTGGGTATTGGCTGTAACAGTACCACCAACAAAACCAGTTACTGCCCACGCTGTGCCAGTATTGACCGTATTTGAGGTCATTCGGTTAAGAACGTTGGCTGAACCTGCATCTAATGTGGTGTTTGCTGTAATTGATCCTGCGATAACAGTCGTAACGGCAGATAATGTTCCAACATTACCGGTGTTAGCTTGCATTAGACCAACAATGTTAGCCGAAGCGGCATTGATGGCTCCAATAATATTGGCAGAACCACCGGACAATATTGTATTGGCAGTAATTGTACCACCAACCAAAGATGTGTTAGCGACTACGGTTCCAATTCTGGCTGAACCAGCGTCCAATAAACCAACAACGTTTGCGGTATTTGTATTGAACTGTGTGTTAGCAGTAACAGTACCACCAACGAAACCGGTTACAGCCCAAGCTGTACCTGTGTTGACGGTATTTGAAGTTACTCTACCAACAACGTTGGCTGAACCTGCATTTAATGCTGTGTTAGCAGTAATAGTACCAGCAATAACAGTTGTGACCGCCGATAGTGTACCAACGTTACCGGTATTTGCTTGCATCAAACCAACAACGTTGGCTGTTGCCGCATTCAAAGCACCGTTGGCGGTTAATGTTGTTGCGAATGTTGTTGTAGTGTGTGCAAGTGGTGTTATAATCCATGTATTGGACGTTAAGTTTGCAACTCTTGTATTACCACCTACGACCAAGTTGTTCGCAAGTGTTACGTTACCATTTAATAATGTATTGTTTGCAACATAAAGGCTAGGGCCATTTGTTCCATTAAGACCTACACCATTAATTTGTAGGTTTGCAATGTTTGCTACACCATCAACACGAAGTCCTAGACCTGTGTTGTTCGCCACATAAATGAAACCTTGTGTACTAACAGTTAAACCATTTTGAATGGTTGCAGAAGAACCAGTACCAGTAACTTGGAAAGAACCTTGGATGATTGCATTGTTGGCAACCTGTAGTCCAGTTCCTGAAGAATTAATAATGAACGAACCGGTATTTTTGGTGTAGTTGTTCGCACCAATATCATTGGTTTCAGCCAACACACTATTGGTTGTGGTTACCCAATCACCAAATGTGTTAGCATAATTTAGAGGTGTAATTTGATTAGCCATTGCTGCCTTTGCCTATTAATTGCTTCAGTAGTTCTTTGATATCATTTACGTCAGATTTCATTGACGCAATCTCTGTCTTTATGTTATTTATTTCTTCTTTTTGGGCATCCATCATTCTAACTTTGGAATAATACTCATCTCTAGCGGCACTGTCTTTGTTAATCAGTGCCATAGATTTCGTATCACGTAAAAATTTAGAATCTCTAACTTCAACTAACATATTAAACACCTGATGGTAGTGCTAGAACACGAAGATCATGTACGATTGGTGTTTTGGTTGTGTCTGAAGTTGCCAAAACAATCTTGATCGCAAACTGACTAAATGTGGTAAATGTTGAACCGTCAGTGCTTGTGTAAGAAATTTGATTGTCCGCTTGACCGCCAGTACCAGGTGCGGCAACATACTCTCTAAGATCATCTCTACTCAATGAGAAAGAGTTTGGTGATTCACCAACATTTGTCATCAGTACCCAGTTTTGGTCATTCAGATTTGCAGTATCATTATTATTTAGAATTTTATAATAAACATATACCTGTGAACCTAATGGTTTGTATGCTGTGTAATAAACTCTTAAGTCGCCAGATATATTTTCTGGAGACAATACAACAGGCTTAGTTATGTATCTTGCAAGTCCATTACCACCCTTAGCTGATGTTTCACCTGAAACTACTGCTGTTGCGCTAACAGTTCCGTTAGAAGCAATCGTAATTGTTGGTGTTTGGATATAACCAGAACCTGGAGTTGTAATATTAATCTTGTCAACATAAAAACCAGTTGTTGCAGGATTATACACCAAGTTTGCAGTAGCATATGCTTGTGAACCACCAGATGCTGTTGGTGCGGAGATTGTAACTGTTGGTGGTGTTGAAGAATAGTTTGCTGTCACACCAACAGTGTTACCGGATGTCACATTAATATCTGTATTAGCCAACGACATGTTGTTAATCGAATACTTGATAACATATACAGAAGTTCCATCATCTGCTATAACCGGAGAAACATATTTGTCTGTTGTAGCCATAGATGCTGCCAATACAAAAGAGGTGGCCGAATTGGAATCAATAACTCTTGAACCTTTTCCATCATCCAAATAGATATGGTCGGGCATTGTTGTAGCGTATCTGCCTGGTTGCACATCCCTAGTTGAGTCAATGGAATAATCTGAATATAGTTTTGGTGTATAAGTATATGATAGTGATGTTCCTGTTGGTGTAAAATCTGTAACAGTTACGTTGAAAGCATCTGCACGAACATCTCTACCAAAATAATTACCGTCCAAGTTTGTAAGATTGTTTGCGTTGTTTGCAAAATATTCTAAATCGGAGTTAACCAACTTTCTCATTGGTACCTGTTTTGGTACAATGTATTGAACTGTTGGTGCTGCCAAAGTATTGAACACACAGTTATCAATAACAAACATCATTTGTTTTGTTTGGTCGGCAGACCAAGTAATACCGTTTTGAGACTCGAACAACGAACCAATATAAGGTGTTCCACCAATTTTTGTTAGTGTTGTTGGTGTAGCATCTGTTGGAAGGTTTTTAACTGAAGAAGGAACAGCAATTGCATTCTGTGCGGCAACCCAAATTTCATAATCAGGTGTTGTTGTTTGAAGCACGAAAGCATACAAATTACCAGACCTAATATACACTGGAGCATCAAATGTAAATTCTGTGTATGATGCTGGATCCAGATATTGTGGTGTGCTTGATACATTAATTTGTTGTGCAGTTTTCACCACCAATGTACCATCAATTGCTTGACCATCAGGATAGCCATTCACCGTATCTGTGATAAACATTTTTACTGCTGGTGAATTTGTTGCAGTTGGTTTTGTTTTAAAGTAAACCTTAATTGATTTAATAAATGCACCATTTGGATATGTTGATTTATCGATAATAAAGGTTTGTGCAACAGGGTCAACAGTATATGAGAATTGATTAATCAAAACGTTGTCACGATTTTGTATTGAAGTAAACACAGTGGACTTAGCGGCCGCTTGCACTGTTGCACCAAAATTCAGAGATTGGCTTTTTGTTGCAAGTGAAGAAGCGGTAAAAATGCCTTGTGCAAATGTTGTAGCAGAATCTGGATCAAAGTCGGTTGACCTATTATCAACTCTTAATAGTCTATCACCCGTTTTGAATGTATTGGCAGGTACTTCAAAAATACCAGAGAAGTTACCTTGTTCATCAGTAGATAGTACGGGAACTTTAGCTGAACTTCCCGCCTGTGAAATAAGGAATGTTGTTCCTGTAATCGAATAGCCAGAATTAATTCTACTTCTTACGGAAGGTTGGCCATAAACTGTTCCATTTGTACCTATAGAAACATTTACTGGATTACCAAGTGTTGCTACCTTTGTTGTTCCATTGTATGCAGTAATTGTGGCAGTGTAATATTCATTTTTATTTTCCCATGAAAATACGTCACCATAAAGGTCTTCCAACCAAAAACCCCATTCCCAATCACCAACCCATTGTTGACCAATTACAGCTTTGGTGGCTGTCTGCCTTTGATTCCCGGTTGTAATTTTGATTGTTGAACCAACATAAAAATCTGTCACTGATGACGCCGCCGGTCCTAGAGTGAGTGATGTTACACCTGAATAGTAGAAACCACCACCTGGAAGGGTTGATAATGTTCCTGATGACGCTTGAAGTTCACCACTTAAACTAACTTGTGTAGATGTTGCGTTAGAATAGGTACCAGACGCTGTAAACCCACTGTATACACCTGTTTGGTCAAATGTTGCATTCTGCAACGTTGCTGTGGTACTGTACGTGGAGGTTTTTTTGTCGGAAGTGAGATACAATCTGACAGAAGTTGAACTTAGTTTTGTTACAGAAACCACACGTGCGGTTGGAGTAAATGTTCCTGCCGTGAAGAAACCTACAACATCACCATCATTAAATGTTCCAGTAACGTTTGTTAATGTCACTGAATTTGGTTGAATGAAATAATCATTTACTTTTTGATTATCAAAGAACACGGAAACAGGAGTATTAATCTTCATGCCTTTGGCACGAACGATTAAGTTTTGACCACGAATGTATGGTAACAAAGTCACATCGGTTAAATAAGTTCCATTCAAGGAAGAAACTTTGTCATAATTTCCAGAAATTGTTTGTCGTGCTTGACTTTGATAAGTGCTTACTGTAACAGTTCTACCGGATGCTGATGTTGTGTCGTATGTTGTTCCCGAAATAGCTTGCCAATCTGTTGCGGCCAACTGATTAAGAGTTGTACCTGCTTGATAGATTGACATATTTGGATCAGTGATAAGAATATCTGGATCTCTTGTTGAGGAAACCCACATGTCCATTGGAGGATTAATATCAAGTAAGCCTTCACCAATAGTAACTGCAAATGGATTCAAACTGATTGTATTACTTGCCAGTTTTTGCACTGCCAAATTGGCAGATGTGTATGGTAGAGTAATTAATGTTGATGCACCACCAGTTGATGTGTGATACTTGTAACCCAATGCTGTTTGTGCGGCCGCAGATAGGCTACCATAAGAGTTGAATCCATCTTTAGCAAACAGAGGAGCGTTTAGTACCCAATCTGTTGCGGTCATAAATGAAAGACGCTTATTAATCTTTGCAGAATAGTCTGCATTTCCAGTATCTGCTGTTGAGAAACTTGTAAAGTTATCAACAAGAATACCATTTTTGAAACGATTCAATCCTCTCGCATCAGGAATTTGGAGATCCGCCGCTTGTTTCTCCAACAAACTCAATGAAGTGTAATACTCAATATTATTTACACGTGTTTGTAAATCAGAAATGTCAGACATAGCCCAACGTCTGTGTTGCACCTTTTCAAATGAAAGGTTCGGCATAACACGAGAATTATATTCGCCAGGCAAATACGCTGTATATGGATCGAGTGTAATTTTTCCTAACAACAAACTTCCATCTGGTTCAGATGGGAACGTTGGAGTGTTAGCTGGTTTTCCTTGTATAATTTTAAAGTTATTATCTTTCGTCAATACGAGATAGTCTTTTCTACCAAGATAATGTGTGTAGTCTGTAATAAAGTTCGTCAAGTCTTGTGGTAAAAGAGCACCACCGGTTGTTGAGATAGAACCAGAATAACGGAAAGCAAAAGTTGATTGTGCATTCACTTGTGAAAGTCTAAAGTCAACAGCATCTCTAAGTAAATAAGACGTACCGGCTTTACTTGTGTATGTTCCAATTTCAGCATAGTTTTCGGGCTTAGTTGACACACCACCATCACCAGCACCAAGGTATGAATTCACTGAGAAGTAACCATCACCACCGGAATGTAGATAATAATCCAGTAGTACAAGTAATGCACCTTTTGGTGGTGGTGCACCAACTTTTAGACGTATTGATGAATGTCCATAATATGTGTCTGTTTGACCATTATCAAACAAGAAATTATTGGTAACATCATATGCAGAATTCGTCAACATTGCATTTGTTGGAACAGTAGTTGGTGTTCCAGTATCAATGATTTTAACAATGCGTTTAACATCAGAGATGTACAGAGATTGTTTTGAACCTGGAGTAACCAAGTTTGCATATGGAATATAAACTTGTGAGTTTACCAAATCAACACGAATGCCACCAACGTTTGTGCCGGAAAGGTTAACACCAGTTGTGTTTGCTGTAGTCAAGTTCTTCGACTTCAATGCAAGTGATGTTGTACCCGCATTTGTAACAGCAACCTTTGCAATGATTGTAGCAGTAAAGGTTGAAGAACCTGCTGTAAGTGTTGCAATTTTTTTGGTTGAATCGAGTTCAATCTTACGTGTTGCAGAACCTGTAGTAAAGTTGATAACGTTACCTGTACCGAATCCACTGGCCGCACCGTCAGTTACAACAACAATCCAATTAGCTTGTACTTCAGCCGCTGATTGTATTGCAGATGATGTACCGTTGAAAGTTAAGTCTGCCGTACCCAAGTTAAACTGTGCAATACCTGATGCAAACGAAACTGTTCTTGTTGTTTTCCAAGAACTGTAAGAAGTGTCAGATAAGTTAAATAGATATGGATAACCTACATTGAACAATAGTTCAGGTGATACACCGTTCAAAAGAACTGTATTTCCATTGCTTACGTTGTTCGGAGTTTTACCCAGAGCAGGGTCAATACCCGCAGAAGCAGACCTATTAAATCCTGTGGAGGTTGGAGCCACCATCATGTTGTAATTTTTAGTGTCAAATCTGAGTGAGAACGTTGAACTTGACGTTGGTGTAACGGCAAAAGCTGTATCGACTGTTGCAGTTTTAGTTGAATGGTTATAACCAACAATTCTTCCAGCATAACCAGCACCTGGACCCGAATCGATTGTCAATGCTACATTGAAATATGAGTTTGCAACAGTACCATTAAACTTTCCGGTTGTATCTGTGAAAGTAACGGTGCTTGTTGTTGCAGAAGCTACAGTGCCTGTCAACACAGCATTTTGAAAATCAGAAACGTATGCTTTGTACACATATGTTTGTGTGTTTGCGGCATCTGATGCAGAATAGTGTGACAATCCACGTAAGTATCCTGAACCAACTTTAGTTGAATTATAAGTTGTTGTGTTTGTTGTTACAAGTGAACTGTTTGCATTGATACAATGGAAATCCACGGCAACAACAGACGAAGTATCAAATACCCCGTTTGCGTTATTGATGTAGAGAAAGTTACCATAATCAACAGACAAAAAGTTGTTGTTGATGGCTTCAGTTGTTCTCGCACGGGGGGCTTCTAGTGTAACATCAAGTGTATTTTCTACACGATAACCCTTGTTGTATGCTACACCTTTACCAATTTGTAATTGATATGTTGTGTTTGAACTACCTGGAGTTGTGTTTGCTTTTGGTATAACTCTGAAATCCTGAACAACGAAGTCACCGTTCGTATCGTAGGTTCTCTTAGCAAAGTAATCATTGATAACACCATATACTGTACCATCAACAAGACGTTGAATTATACCGGAGGTGATACGTGTGAGTTCAATGAAACCAGAATCTGAACCAAGTTCGATTGGCCTTGTATCAAGTGTGAGTGTAATTGTATAACGGTCTGCACCTGGCGCTTGATAGTTTGTAGCGCCAACTGCTGGATCCAATAAGTTTGGATCAGTCACATAATCGGAAACATATTCTGAAATTGAAAGGCCGATACGTTTTGTTGGTGTGTTACCATACTTCTGTACAATAATGGTTTGTGGTTGCAATGACACAAAGTTACCAATTGAATAACGTGAATATGTTCCGTCATCATTTTGTATATCAGAAAAAGAATAACCATTAACAATATAAAAAACACCTTCAGAAATAGAAGCTGTTGTAGAAGTGCCTGTAAAGTTAGTTGCATTAAGTTGTGCAACTGAAGCCGTATCAGTGGAGTAAATTACATCACTACCCGAAAATTGTTTACCTGACAAGTAAGTAACAACCAAAGTTGGTGCGTCTGTTGACGTAGCTTCTTCCGTTGCGATAACCTTCGCATAAATTGTACCAGTACTGTCAGTAATAATTTGATTTAGAAAGTCAGATGCTGTAATGTCGTTATCATTATAGGTTGCATTCAGTTTCAAATAGATTGCGTTCGTATTAACTGTGACCTGTCCACCGGATACAGGAGTATTCTGTTTGAAAATGTGATTAGCAAATTTACTAATCTGGTCCTGTAGAATGGTCTGAGATTGTGTTAATTCTCTAGCCTGAACCGCACGACCTGGACGGAATAAAATTCTGTGGTAGTGGTTATTTGGGTCGAAATCGTCATAGTATGGATCGACATTGAAGTTAAGCATTTTTGTCCTTTAGTATCCTAAAACCAATTTAAAAAGTTCAGAACCATCAGCATTTCTTTGAACAGGTTCTCTGTTTTCTAAGTAGGTCAAATAACCCGAGAATGGTATAAAATCTGGTGTTTGTTGTTGTAATACCACTCTTGATGTGCCTGATGTGGCACCATACAAGAGCGCACTGTTGTTTGCAGTACCTTGTGTATTTATTAACTTTACCGTATTGGTTCCAACATCAAAACTTAAAACTGTTGCAGTATATGTTGCAGAAGCCAACAAACCGTTTGTTGATTGGAATACTGTTTCATCTGGTGTATATGCACCAAAACCTTGTGACACAACAAAATCTGTGGTTGTTTTGTAAATGACAGCATTTGCACGGCCAATTGATGTACCAAAATAAGCATATGGATTTACTAACAGACCAATTTGTCTGAAATCTATGTCTGTAGGTAGTTTCCCACCTTCATCTTTAGTAAATTTGGCCGTCATCATAATGTGTCTGACACCCAATTCTGAAACTGGATTATAACCGTGCCCGCCAATTGGTGATGCTGGCGCAATAGCAACTGCATTGGAACCTAGAGTTGAACTGATTGTTACGTTTGCATACGAATAATTTGAACCAGTATTTGCAACCACAATATCGGTGATAGAACCAGAAACTACAGTAGCGTTTGCTGTAGCATATTGCCCGTCACCTGTGACTGTTACTGTGATGGTTGCATTCGATGGATCATATCCGGTTCCACCATTCGTCACGTTAATTACATCAACGCTTCCACGACCAGCAAAAGTATATACTGGATTAGGTATGGTAGTGGCGATTGGTACTGGCATCCATGCATCATCCATAAACTTCATTTTGCTACCTGAAGTAATAGTGTACATATATTTCCACTTGTAATCATCGGCACCTTGGAAAATCTGGTTCGCATTGAAGTTTCCAGGCTCAAAGAATGGCTCTGTGCTTACTACACCTCCATTATTGTTCCATAGGCACTTAAACACTTGGTCGAAACGATTCTTAACATAGAAACGTTTCAGAATAGTTCCGTTTGTGTCGAGTGCAAACATGTCGATATCATCTCGATAATAATCATAAACTTCACCAGAAGTCCAGTTTATTCTTTCGATGACAGGAGACATATCAGAAGACGTAATCTTCTTAGCAACGAACATGTTTTTAAAAGTATCTTTAAGGTACTTTTGGTCTTCAGTTGGTGCTGGAGGAACTGTCTCAGAGGTCCACGCTTTTACACGTGATAGGAAACAATAGAACGTACCGAGATATTCACCTGTTGTTGAAATCGTGGATGATGGCGAATAATACATCGCCGATGACTGGTAATATCCGTTCGTGTTGGTTAGAATACCTGTATTTGCTGACATTATATAATCCTATTATGCGTATGTGACTGCACAGAAAGTGTTTGCCAAGTCGCCATTGATACTGAAGTATTGTAGCTTTGCTGATCGACCCGATGCAACAGAGAGTGCTGTACCACCTGTTGTTGAATTGTTTGCAAGGCAACCCAGATTTATTGTTTGTCCGTTACCTGCGGTGTTTGTTAGCCATACCTCAACAACTTTACCATAAGTATAGTTTGAGAACGACATAGTAAGTGTTGAACTGAATGTAGCTCTAACCATTGAATCTGTTGCAAAATCGATTGTGATTGCGGTCTGTGCGCCAGTTAAAATTTTTGGTGTATAAATGAAACCTTTTGCTGGATTTACAACACCATCAAATGTAACAGAATCTCCATTAAAAGTTGCAATTTCATTAACAGTATTTGTACCGGTTGCTACGTTATAGAAAACAATTTTTGAGCCACGGTTCGTATCGCTGTAGTTCTCAGTAGCAACAATATCAACACGGGCAACACCAAGTGGCGCAAAGCCTGTTGTGCCCCAACCATTGCCAGCCAAACGCATTAAAACGTCATTGTTTTGTGTCGCTGTTGGTGATACTACTGTACCACGTGCTGTTCTTCCTGCTATAATACCATAAGCTGAACCATCGGTACTAAACGAATCAAAAATAATTCTGGATGGCGTGTTAGCTTTTCCAGTAATATGCAACATTGTTCCGGACTGTGAAGGTGATTGAACTGTTGCAGTCGCTTTGATTGTCAACGCCGCTTCTGTGGCACCAAAAGTGGAGTTAGCCAGTGTGAATGTTCCATTAACGAAACCATCACCAGAGATGTAAAAATCACCGGAAGTTGCAACTCCAAATGTATTTGCGAGTGCAGAGTTTGCCTTGTTGAATGCGGCTTGCGTGAATACGTTTGCTGTTGAGATGTTCGATGTAATTTCACCACGAAGTATTGCAACGTTAGATGTGATTTCACCACGCAATGTCGCAACGTTGCCTGTAATCTCGCCACGGAGAGTAGCAACGTTTGCAGAAATTCTGGTGTTAACAATAGAGTTGGCAGAAACCGCATTCGCTGTGACAACTGAGTTGATTGAGTTTGACCAGATACCAGATGAGTCTATGTAGCCAACAATGTTTGCAGTTTCAAGGCCACCAACCACAAAGTTAACCTTACCTGTTGAGTTGGTTGTACCAATGGCCAAGTTACCTTTGTTTGTTCCCGAAGATGAAATATACAAGTAACCATCATGTGCTTGTGTCGATGAGTATGCTGGATCGGAGTAGGTTGATCCGTTGATACCCATATCGATGAAATGATCTGTGTCATTACCATCATTGGCCGTAACAACAAAGTCTCCTGAACCCGAAGATGTTTGGTTCTCTAAGTTGACTTGAATGTATGTTGCAGAATTACCTGTAAACTGACCTACAACGTTTGGTAAAATTGTAAAATTGTTACCCACAACCAAGTTATTATTTGAATAAAGTCCTGCGGCCAATGTGGTAAGTGTAATCTTACCAGTGATGTTGGTTGGAATGTCAACACCAACCAACACGGTATTTGCCGTGTTGGCATTGATTGAAGTGATTGATGGTAAATCGGTTATTTTTACTGTTGACATTTTTTATCCTAAAATAATTTCTCTGTTATCTTGCGTTACGATATTCATACCATTTTGTGTTATCAGTTCTGGGTAGTAGACTGTACCAAGTGAGTTGTAGAATTCGACATTCGTTGTTGCTATTGTTCTTCCAATTGAAACGTTTGCTGTATTCGATGAGAATGGTATTGTTGTATTAGCAAAGATGACATTGTTAGAATAACTAACATATGTTACTGTACCATGGAACGTGCTTGCACCATTTACAACCCTAATTCTATCTCCAATGAATACAATATCACGCATTTTGTTTGCGGTGTTACTGTACCGACCGTCATTGATAACATCATATTGACCTGTCGCAGACAATATATTTATTCTATTATTGGAGGTCAATACGTTTGCAGTTGCAACGTTTGCAAATGATAAGAATACGTTGTCACGAATCACTGCTGTATTGCCTACGTGATTTACCGAAATAATCTCAGAGAATACATTTGGACCGTATGGATATATCAAAGAAATGAGTGAACCCGGTAGTGCAATGTTTGCAATGTTTGCACCAACAAGCGCATCAAATTTAATAATGTTATTACTTGCATTTTCAAACGTAGAATACATCGATGCATTTGAACCTGGATCACCAGTATAGAAACCTAATGTGTGCGTATTCGATTGATGTGTTTCCACATCAACCAACATAGTTTGCTCAGATTTTAATGCATTGATTGGAATAACTTTTGTTCCTGATGGATGCAATAGTTTAAACAACACTTCTTTGTATGCTTCAAAAGATTTTTGTACAGTTAAATCATATGTGAAGTTATTGTAATCTTCATTCTCAAGAATCTGGTTAGAACTTGCAAAACCATCATCGTTTAGGTACTGACCTGTACCAATAATCAAACCGTTCAAAAACTTTGCTGTTGCAACTGCGGCACCGTTACCATATGTTCTAATACCATTTTGGTAAATATATTCACCTGTTTCGGCATTTGTTGTCGTGAAGTTGGTGTCGAGGTCTAGGTAAAGGTTTGCACCAATTGCACGTTCGGTTGATTTCAACTGAAGGTTGGTTTTTGTATTTGATGTGTAGTTATAAACCCTCAAAACATATTTTGAGTTTGCCTGCACTGCATTAGACTCATATAGTGAAATCGAATCTACATATGCTCTGAACACGGCCGAATTTACATTTGAACCCTGATAAATCAAATCACCATTTTTAATAATGTTTGAGGGGGAAACGTTTGTAACCATGAGGTCACGTACTTTAAGGGAAACTCTTGGTGCTTCAATATAATCTTCACCAAAATTCTCAATGATGAAAGATGTGATAGCACCAATACCACGTTCATCTGCAACAGGTGTCAAGTCTGCACCGTCACCAAGAACCGTATTGACACGGAGAGATGCACCTGAACCACCTGAAGTTGTTACTGTGAGTGTTGGTAAGTTTGTTTGTTTATAACCCAAACCATTTTTAGGGTATGTAACAACCTGATTGGTTGTATTTGAGTAGATATATTCTGTTGATGTAATTGAACCAGTTGCATTCACACTCACATTAGCCCTAGCACCTACACCACCGGCAGAGTCTGTAAAGTTAATGATATCACCGTTCGCATATCCAGTTCCGGGTGTAACAATTTGAATAGGACCTAACATGCCCAATGATCCTAATATACCCTTGATTTTTAAATTTTCTGTAGTCTGTGGGTCTGTTGTGTCATATAATGAAAATGCTTTTACTGAGGGGAGTGTTTTGTATCCACCGCCACCGTTATTTAATACTACTGATTGTATAGGATATGTGGAAAATCCAACAAAAGTAAATGCATTTGCTAAAGAACAAACTGAGTTTGCCGATGTGTTTGCTGGAAAAAATGGATAAGAAGATGCACCAATTTGTGTTGCCGCAAACAGAGACAGACTCATGTAATTTTGTGGAACGAATGCCACATTAATTTCACCTGATGGATTAACAGTACCAACGTTAGCGATAGCACCAGAACCTCCACCACCAAGTATCCTGATGTATGTGTTCGGGTCTGGTCTATAACCATATGATCCATTTACAACCGTAATATCACGGAGGGAACCTGTCGTTGTTTCATATACATATGCTGTTGCACCAATGCCGTTTGCAGAGTTTAAACCACCATAGAATACAACTGGATCACCAGAATATGTTGGTGATCTACCATTATAAAGTTGTCCACGTTTGGTTGAGTTGATGTTAACTGCTGAAATGGAACCAAGAATCTTAGCCCGTAATACGGTTGCACCTACAGTTCCTTCTGAAACTACTTTTGAATCTTTAAAATAAAGCGTTTGATTGTTATTGTCAACTACTATTACATCTTCACCCGAAACAAATAGACGTTCGATGTTGGCGATGTAAACTTCTGTTCTATTTCCAACAGCAACACTTCTTTCAACTGTTGCAATAGATTTTGATGTTTCACCAAACAATCTGTAGTTGTTGATTGACAACCATTGTTCATCATTAGTTGCGAGTCTCAGACTCTTAGAAACGTACCACTTACCATCGGATGCTTTGAAAATAACATCACGTGTTAGAAAAATTTCAGCATCCGAATTGTACAATGCACGGAATAAAAATTGATAAGAAGCTGGTGTACCCTTGCGTGAGTACAACTCTTTAGCCATTCTAATCAGTTTGCTTTTATCTGCAAGACAATCTGCTGGAAAATTTGGTAAAAATTGGTTGATATAATAATCAATAAATTTATTGAATGTTTCACCAGGCTCCACAAAATCTATGTCTTGATAGTTCAAAAGATTTTGTGTTCCGTAAATAACACCTTCTTTACCAGAACCAATGTTCTGTTGTTCCATCCATTCATAGTATGCCTGAATGAATGCAACGAAAGTTTGGTAGTTATCATCAGACCTGATAAACTCAGGTAACTGATAAGGAACTTTTAACGAGGTTTTTTTGGCGAAATCAGTAGTCATTATTGTACACTAACATTTACTGTGATTGCTTCGGGGTCAAAATCGTCAACTGCTACAATTTTATTATATGTTGATGATATAATCGTGGAATCTGGAACGACAGAAATTGTAAACTGACCTAACGCATTGTTCACTTCAAGTGGTGCAAAATCTGTGAGTGTTACTTTACCAGTTAAATAATCAATTGTTCCTGCATCTGCATTCAAGATTGTTTTGACGTTGTTGAGATAAAAATAAGACCTAATAATACCTTGTGAACCTTGCAAAACTGGTGCGGCATATGCTAATGCACCAGATGTATCACCATCTTGTGGAGTAATTGTCACAAACGCTTCTGTGTAATTGTAACCAGGATTTGTTACAACAATACTATTAACACGACCAGCAACAAGAACTGCATAAGCAGCCGCATCTAGTCCATCACCAGAAATAGTTACTGTCGGCACTTTGGTGTAACCGAAACCTTGATTCACAACGTTAATTGTTGCGACACCACCAGTTGTTGTTGGAACTTCTTCAAAATATACTCCTCGTCTAACACCAGAAATGGCACTAGCATCTGCTTGCGAGAAGTCTGGTGAAGATGTTAGACCCGCATTGAAGTAATTTCTTTTGAGTGCAACACCAAAATCCAGAATGTAAGTTGTTCTTGAATTCAATCTCGGATAGAATTTTTTCTGTAATTTTACGGTTGATTCATTTGTAATGATTGATGTATCTGCCGTTTGTATGCTAGAAATTAACTCTGGTAATTTAAACACAGAGTTAAATGTGTTCAGTGTTGTTGAAGAAAACGTATTGATTGCGGAAACGACAGCACTTTGAATTTGATTACCGGTCAGTGTGGTCTTCTTTGGATCATACAAAACTTTTGTATTTATTTTTACAAATGTATAATCCGCATCAACAACAGTTGGCACAACAGTCAAAACTGAAATTGGTTTAATAACTTCAGATATAAGTTTTTCTTTTTGTGTTGGTGTCAATGTGTATCCACCAGAAGGCTTAACTGCACAGAAGATTTGCCCATAAACTGGTGGATTATTTTCCTCTCCACCCCATACTGATACAGAATCAATTGGTAAATTGGTAGAATTATTCTGGATTAGATAGATGTAATCGTCTTTTGTCACAGCACGACCTTGTGCGGCATAAGCCTTAGGTGCTGTAAATTTAATGGAATCTATTGTTTCTTTATTAGAACCTTGTGTCGCAGATGTAACAGAATTTACTACTGTGTTAGAAAAACCACCGATGCTAGTCATGGCGGTAAAAGAGTTTGCACCAAAGGCCGAGGTACCTGATGTTGTAATGTATGTTAGATTAACGATGTTTCCGTTTATGAGAGATTTTCCTAATAGTCCGTCACCAAAATAAATCTTATATTTTCCATTCATTCCTTCTTCTAAGAAATATACTGTGCTTGATGGTGTTAAATCAATATAATTTGTGGAAAGATTGTATGTTACTGATGCTGTATTAGAAGATGATTCTTGTACTGAAACGATTAGTGTTGAAGTGTCGATTGCTGAATCTGGTATTTCAAATAGTTGTTTTGGATTACTTGTGTTATCATATGCATAACTGTATGAAGATGCTATACCCTGAGAAATAATAACGTCTATGAAGTTTGCGGTGTTCGATGTTACGTTTACTGTAGTTGAGTCTGTAGTAAGGAATGTATAGTTTACGGTATCAATTGCTTCGGAAATGAAAGAGGTGAACTTTGGTAATGTAAGTGTAGGTGTTGTTACGTTATTTACTGTGATATTTACTGTAGCCTTTGGTGCAACTGCTGATTGTGGAATATAATTCAATAATTTTGCATGTGAAACAACTGAACTACGCTGAATTGCGGAGTCTAAGAACATTTCATTTGCAACCATGTTTAGGTAGTATGCATTGTATTGTGTATTGTATGCTAACAAGTCAACAAGAACAGAAAGTGCAGAGCCATCAAAGTTGTAATCTTTGAGTGTGTCTTGTTGCGATAGAAAAGACTTTAGACTTGCTTTGATACCACCAAAGTCAAGGTTTGTTATTTGTAGACCTGAATTAGCTGTTGCCATTATCGTGTTCTCTCAAGAATTAAATTGATTGCTGTGGGTTGTACATTATTTCCAATAAAAAACTCTATTCCCACGCTATAAGAATTATTGTCCACTTGTTCCTGGATGGTAACCTGTGTCAATCTAACCCTAGGCTCATGGTTATTGATAGTAGTTTCTATCTCAGTTTTTAAATCTTGTGCTGTTAAAAAACTAATAGGTTCGAACAACATTTGTTCAATCCTGCTACCAATATTTGGTTGGAAAGGCCTCTCATAGTTTTTGGTCAACAAAAGGTAACGCACGGAACGAATGACCGCCATTTCATCATAACTCAAGGCGATATCATTTCTACCAGGAGTCCTAGTAAAATTGAAATCTATATCTGAATATAATTTTTTAAGTGTTTGTACCATTTTATTATTTATCGTAGGAGTAAAATGACTTTTTCAAAACCAAGGACATGCTCGAAAAAAATCTAGGGCCGGAACGAAATTTTCGAATTTTAGGAAGTATTAGTGTTCGCAGTATTAGATGTAAGTTTTTGCTTATAACTGTCCGTACCTATGAGATTGTTAATGAGATATAGTTGTGTATTTCCAACATTTTCGAGGTTATCAATCTTATTAGAATCTTCCAGTAATATTAGACCCTGTTGATAAAAGTTCCAATCATGGAGTCTTCGTGTGCTTAACATTCCACTAGCAGTTTGTAAGTGGGAAATTATCGAATTTGCTTGTGTGGTGGTTATGTTTGATGCCAAATTTCCAGTGCCATCCAAATAAATTGAAGAATTTAGTGTCGGATAGTCATTTGTAATAATCACTGTATTTGCGGCAATATCATCACCCATGAATAAACTTGTCATGCATCCTAGCAACGGAGTTGAATCTTGAATACCATCGGTGTTATTCAACAACATCAACAAGTTTTGACCCACCTGTACAGAGGTATCATAGTCTGGATATTCAATCACAGGAGAACCGTTTTCTGGAACGGTAGATTCGGCTCTAGTCACTCCAGCGACATTTGATGTGTGTTGCTTGAATAGATTTATTTCCGATAAAAGTGTGGTTGCTGATGATTGCAGACCTGCTCCATTAGCTGTATCATATGAAACAATCGTCAGCATTAGGTTGTATAGGTTCTGTGTACTCGATTGAAGTTCATTACATACATTCAATACTGGATTTTTGTAGTAATTTGTTGCTATGATTGTACCATTGGCCAGGTCACTTTTTTGCCATGGCTCAAGTGATATTGGTTGTGTGTTTAGAAAGTTTTTTGTATCCTGACTCAAGTAAATTGCATCACCGAATTTACTTGTATCGAAACTGAAACTTAATCTGTTAAATACGTTTGCGCCTGACATTCAAATCTCCATTATAACATTTTACGTAAAGGTGTGGAAGTTGGACCCTTTGGTGCTTTATGTATATGCGAATTGTACTGCATTCTCATAGTCATCATTGTACCTAAAGTGTCTCTCACCATAGCACCTTGTGTAAGTGGTGTCCAAAGGCTTACAGCACCAAAAATTGGTCCGAGTGTGTCGATACCAAGATTGGAACTGAGTTTCATACCTGCCGTTACGTTTTCAACCGCAGAAACTGATTGTTTAGAAATGATTGAACCGGAGACGTTCAAATCACTGTTAATATTCACGGCTGATGCCGCTCTGATACTGACTGTACCAAGTTCTCCACCAGCAAAAAGTGAAATGTCACCACCTGAGGTTATCTCCACTTTTTCACCTGAATTGATTTTTGTTTTTCCGTTTACCTGTTGATATGAGTCACCATTAACTTGACTATAACAATCACCAACTACATTAAAAACGGAATCTCCTTGCACCGTGATATTACAAACACCATTGATAAGTACATTATTGTTACTTGCAATAATTTCGTATTTGTCACCAAGAATTTTAACGATTTGTTGACCGTTCGCTTGTATTTCCGTGAAAGTACCGGTTCTATGTTGAATTCGAACCCTCTCAAATTCTGGTGTGTCATCCATTTCTATAAAATGACCTGATTCCGAGCCAATTACTCTATTGAGTGGTGGGGATACATTCCAGTCTGATGGTGGTTCTGTCCAAGAATAATCAGGACCAGGTTTTTGAGCAATAAATTGCTGTTCGATTTGTGCTTCTGTTGCCATAATTTAAATTCTTCCTGAATATGATTTTGGATTAAGAGTTGCTTGTGTTGTTGCTACGAGAGATTGTGCGCCTGCGACTGTTGATGTTGTTGCACTTACTGTCTTGTTAACATCGTTAATTAAACCTTTAACTTCACCTACAAGCCCACCAGAACTGGTTGCTATTGATAATGCAGATTTCAATGAGTTGTAAAGTGCCGCCAAACAATCTTGAAACATTTGTAATAATCTTGCAGGTAAACTTAAAATCCATGCAATCATTTTTTGCACATATGCAACATATCTTGCAATTTCAAGTATAACATTGTTGATAAAATCTAAAAAATCCCTAATATCTTTCAATATACCCCGAATAACTTTGATTGCACCAATGATCTGTGTGACCAATGGAGAACTTGAGGCTCCTGAAGTGATTGCTTCGATTCCTTTTCTTATAGCTTGAAATAAAGTTGAATTTTTTAGGTCTTCAAGTGCCTGTTTGAATCTTATGTTATTGGCTATATCACAAACGTGCGCCCTCGACTTGTCAGACTTTTCAATTCCGGTACCCTTATATGTATTCGATGTAGCTGGCGCTGTTGATTCACCCACACGCACAGGTTTCATTGCTGGTGTGTCGGAGTAAACAACTGGTGTTATCGCATTCGACTCATTTAATGAAGAATTTGTATATTTTGCTTTTGCAAAAAAACCTCTACCTTCTACCTCATCCGCTTCTTGTTGCGGTATGGCAGGAAACACACCAAGCATGGCTGGTGCCTGTGATGAAAGACCATCCATAAAGAAACCAAAAACATAGTCACCTTCCATTGGTGTGGAAAATGTCCTAGAATCATTTACAGGATACAATGGTGTTGCCCAAGGTAATTCAGATGTTGGAATTTCCTGTAAGTTATCGGTGTGAGAACCAAAAATCCTAACTTTACAACGACCCACGTTCAATGGATCAACACGGTCTTCTACGACACCAATCCACCAAACGAAATCGTCGTGTCCGAGTCTATTTTTAAATTCTGTCATTATACATCACCTTTTATTGCTTTTTGCATGTCACCTGAATTGTCATAATTATCAACCGATGCACTGTAACTATCTTTAACAACTTCAAGTATAGTTTCATATTTACCCGCAAAATCAATAATATGGCGAACGGCTGTAATCATATAAATTCCTGAGTGAAATGGATCTTCTTCACCGGCATCATAACCAGATTCATTCTTACTTCTGCTTGATGGTAAAGACACACCCACTAACATACCAACAGTTAAGTTTGGATCACCTGAAACTGAAAGTTTAATTCTAGAATAATGTGAAAGAGAAAGCTGTGCAGTTCTGTTTGGTACATAATCTTCTACTCTAACATCATTGGCAACATTCCACGGTTCTTCACTGATTCCCAATGCTTTCTTTTGATCGGAATTAGATACTGTAACTTTCAATACTGCATCATAATTCTCATTAGCTTTTTTACCAAGTCTATTTTTCAATTCTGGTATTAAAGAGTTTTCATTTAGTTTTTTTGAATTTTGAAAATATGCTGAATAATCAAATTTTGTGTCTTTGAAGGTTCTTGTTAGAGGATCAATTGAAATCAATCTATTAGCAAAAGCACCGGATATAGTTCCATACAAAGTGTCGAAAGTGTCGAGAAACACATATGATTTTATACCAATAAGGTTTCTACCCAACTCCGCACTTTTAATTTCCCAACCAACACCATTTATTTTATTACCAGCACTTCTCGGTATGTAAATAAATTGTATGTATGGTTTTTGTGAAAAGAGATTTTGTAATGAGTAAAAATTGAAACCCTCAGCGTTTTCATAAAAAAGAAAATCAGCACCTTTTTTGCCAATAGGTTTCGCATAATTTGACAACCAATTAATAGCTTCGAATGGCTTCTTATATGGTATTACAAAATCGTAAAGACCATCTGTTTCCTGCATTCTAATAAACTTTTTATCAATTTTTAATTTGTCCGAAAGTATGTCGTATATAATTTCTGATATTTTTTTACCTGAATATGATTTGCTAACTTTTGTTTGCTCGGATAATAATAATTCTTCTGAGCAAAAATGTAGTGCATATGTTTCTGTTGCACTATTGTTTAATACTCTTTCAGAAACACGATAAATTCTAAAATATTTTTCAGTTGTTAATTCTTCATTTGATTTTATAGTTTTCTTAAATTTTAATTTAAGATAATCGAATCCTGACATTCCGAGTCTGTCAATTAAACTTATTGAATCGTTGATTAATATACTTCCGCTTGTTATTCCTTTAAAAATGTCTTCATAATATGATAATTCAACCATCATCATTTTGATGTTTGTGTTATCTTTTGCAGTAATAATGTATGCTTCATCAAGACTGTAATCATCAGCCGTAATTAAACCACGGGTTTGTACGACAGGTGCTTCTTTCGGTGCCAAAATTGAATTTTGGCCAGCAACTTCAATATTTTGTAACATTATGCAACTTTCATTAATACTTTAAGTTGTTGTTCCATTTCACCTGCATATGTACTATTCAATAACTTAATTTGTCTCCTAGACTCATTTAATTCTTCTTCGTAATCATATAACGTTACAATATTTTTTGTTGTTGATACAATACATTGTGTTCCGTTTGCAACTGGAGGATCGGGTATATCATATGTTACCGTAGATTCTGTGAGCGTATTATATTCGCTTTGTGTTATTGAAACTTCTTTAATAGTTTCTGTTCTGGTATAAACATCAGTTGTTGTTATAATTTTTTTATATTCATATACGGTTGTTTGTGTATATTCAAAAGGTGTTTTTCCTGCATCCTCTGCTTCTGTTGCATATTTTGAACCCAGGTATTCCAGGAAAGATGCATATGGCATTGGCCATTCCCAAACAGGATCTAAAATTTGATTTGAGAATAAAACTATCCAATATTTGAATGGATCACCATAATATTTTTCAGCAACAATCTCCGGTGTATCACCTTCTTGTATCGCATACTCATAGAATTGCATTGGATTGTTTATCAATTCTTGAACTAATGCCGCACGTGCCAACAAATTGGTCATCAATATAGGATAACCATTTTGGTCTGGTGTAATTATTTTAGGTAATGTTTTGAAATAGTACATTAGTATCCCGCTTTAATTCTATTTTTATCGATGATAATAGTCTCTTTAAATTGAAGGGTCATCTTTATTTGTACAGGAGAACCATCATTAAAAGTTGACCAACCATTTGGACCGTAATCGACACTTATATTTTCTAAAACAGTTCCACCAGTGTCGTCACCTATTCTAGGTACATATTCGTTTCGTTTACCTTTGTAAAGGAATTCTATTTTGAAGGGGTAAGGAACTTCCATAAACAAACCTTGTGAAAAGTAACCTAGGGGTTTCAGTTCTGGTGCGGCCGCAAATTTAAAATGTTCAATAATTTTTTTTACTTCTTCACTTTCTTCTTTACTGTAAGGAGTGAATACAAAATCAAACTGAAAAGTTCTAAAGCCAACACCTCTAAACAAAACTTGAAGTTGTGGGTTTATTGCTTGACCCAAACCTCTTGCGGCAAGGTCACCAAGGTTGTTCATACCAAGTGCTTTTCCTGCCGCATTTGCGAGAGTATATCTGATAAATGGATCTGAACCAGCTTTGTTTGCCAGTTGTTCAATAGTTTTATCGGCTGAACCATTGAATAGGTCAAGCATTGATGTTCCAGCTTGCGCCAAGAAATATGCTTTACCTAAAGATTCTGTTAAACTAATATCATCATAAGATGCACCGTATGTAACATTTACAGTATCCGGAATATAAAGTGCAATAGATGTATCAGGTTTTCTAGGAACATCTGCGGCCGCAATTTGTCTACTAAGGTTAGTTAAAGATTTTTTAAAATCCTCTGGGGCTTGAGGTAATTCTACCGTAGGTTTACCCTCTAACACATTTTGACCACTTTGAGCGATAGAACTACCCACGGCACCTGCATATCGAGCCCCTCCTGTAATCACATTAATAGTGTCTGTTACAATTTCCGGTTTGTAGTCGGGATCGGGTCGCATAGATGTGAATTTAATCACATGACTACGTGTTGCGTCTGATCCCAAATTGCGAGGATATTTTAATCCGGTAAATTCGAATTTATTTCCATACAGTAACTGTAGTGGACCATTTATGGTTCCCGGTACTGAAATACCCGCTATTGAGGTTGGGATAGATATTGGCATGGTTTTTGTTATTTTAAGAAGGTAATATACATATTTATATGGCATACAGCGGCAAATTCACACCAAGAAACCCACAAAAGTATCGTGGAGACCCAAGAAACATCATTTATCGTTCGACATGGGAATGCCGAGTGATGAATTGGCTTGACTCGAACGATACCATTCTAGAATGGGGTTCTGAGGAGTTCTCAATACCATATAAATCTCCGGTAGACAACCGTGTTCACCGTTATTTTCCTGATTTTTACGTGAAAGTTAAGCAAAAAGATGATACAATCCGAGTGATGATTATTGAAGTAAAACCAGCAAAACAGACTAAACCACCAGAGAAAAAGAAGAAAGTCACGAAACAATACATCCAAGAAGTGGTTACTTGGGGTATTAATGAAGCAAAATGGAAAGCCGCAACCGAGTTCTGTCTAGACCGTGGATGGGCTTTCAAAGTATTAACAGAATATGATTTAGGATTAAAATGATTAGATTGCATGTGTTGTCGGTTCCGCATACGGCATCGACAAAAGAGTATACGGTTTGCGCCTTTACTCAAAAAGTGATTAACTTTTGCAAAATGTACAAAGACATGGGTATGCATGTCATTCATTATGGACGTGATGACTCCGATGTTATCTGTGATGAACATGTCACAGTAACAACACGTGCGCTGAATGAGAAGGTTTATGGTATATATGACTGGAAGAATCAAGGCCTAAAATACAATCAACAAGATGAGGTTTTCAAAACATTCAACGATAACTGCATCAAAGAAATCGAAAAGCGTAAACAGCCGCACGATATTATTCTGTGTTTCTTTGGGCTGGCGCAGAAACCAGTTTGTGATGCACACTCAGATTTGATTTGTGTTGAACCTTCTATTGGTTATCCGTCCTCCTTTGCACCATACAAAGTATATGAATCGTATGCTGTGATGCATGGTCTCCAAGGTCCAGACAAAGTAGCAACTGCCGAATATAAGTTCTATGATGTTGCGATTCCATCTGGTTTCGACCTGAGTGAATTTGAATACACTGAAAAGAAAGAAGATTATTTCTTAATGTGTGGTCGTATGGTGTGGTCTAAAGGTGTTGACATTGCGGCTCAAGTGTGTGAACAACTTGGTGTGAAGTTGGTGTTGGCGGGCACCACTTTTGGTCCAACCGATTGTAATGTCGGTGATACATGGCCTGCCCACGTTGAATATGTCGGTTATGCTGACGTTGAGAAACGAAAGAAACTCATGGCTGGTGCAAAAGGTTTGTTCTGCCCAACAATCTACAATGAGCCGTTTGGCTACGTAGCAATTGAAGCAATGTTATCGGGTACACCAGTCATCACAGTTGATTGGGGTGCATTCACAGAGACTGTACAGCACGGAGTGACTGGTTTCCGTTGCCGCACGTTTGAACAGTTTGTTTGGGCCGCTAAGAATATTGATACAATTTCTCCACGTGCATGTCGTGAATGGGCTGAAAAGAACTACAACTTCAATAAAATCGGTTCAATGTACAAAGAATACTTTGAATCGATTATCAACCTTTCCAAGGGTAGTGGTTGGTACACCAAGAATGATGAAAGAAAAGAACTTGAATGGCTTACCAAGACACAACCCACACAACCAAAGACGTTCAAAGAGATTCTAAACCAATATAACAGAATCAAAGATGGCAAAGTGCATTTTCTTCAGATTGGTGCCATGGATGGTGTAAAGCACGATGATCTATATCCGTATGTAATGAGTTACGATTGGACTGGTGTTTTGGTTGAACCTCTACCAGATATGTTCGATAAACTGGTTGAGAATTATTCACTCAAAGATGGTCTAAAGTTTGAAAATTCCGCTATTGCTAACTCTGAAATCGTAACGATGTACCGTGTACCATCGGAATTGGTTGGAACTGATGGTATTCCCGATTGGGCTGAAGGTTGTTCTACGATGGTGCCAAAAACACATATTGAAGACATAGTACCACATATGGTTGAACAAGAAGTTAGGGGCATCACAATCTCTAAATTGTATGAAAAATATGGTAAACATTTCGACTTTATTCAGGTTGATACAGAGGGCTATGACTATGAAATATTCTTCCAGTTCCTTGAGAATGGATTCACAGCAGAATTGTTAAAGATTGAGATTGCACATATAACTTATACAAAAGCGGTGTGGATGCGCTGGAAACTGGAACAAAGCGGTTATAAGACATTCATTGACGGATACGATTTAATAGCCTACCAGTTCTAGTATAAATACTGGATGGCTTCAACACTCACACAACTCACTCAACAAAAAACGGCTCTGGAACAAGATTTTTTGTCCAGAAAATCCGTCACGTGGTTACAAGACCAAATGCGTGACCTAAAGGCGCCAATCAAATTGGCGAGAGAAATAGCAAAAGAAAAGAGTAGACAGGGTGGTCAATTTCAGATGGGTGGTCTCTACCACTTTTTCTATGATCCACTGACCAAGGGAGATTTGCCTTACTATGACATATTCCCTCTGGTGATACCACTTAAACGTGATGCCGATGGATTTATAGGTCTAAACCTGCACTATTTACCACCTAGGTATCGTGCTGTGTTTATGGACAAACTCATGAATTTTGCCATTACAAATGAAAATAATGAGCCTAAACGCCTTCGTGTAACTTATGATATTTTGACGGCAACAAAGAACTTCAAAGAGTTTAGGCCTTGTTTGAAGCGTTACCTGAATAGTCAAATTAAATCAAAGATTTTGACGATTCAACCACCAGAGTGGGAGGTTGCATTATTTCTTCCCACAGCCGTTTTCAAAGGCGCACCCGTTTCTAAAGTTTATGCTGAATCGGTTGCCAAAGCACAAAGTAGGACATACTAATGGCAGGCTCAATCGCAGATTTTAAAGCAAGTTTTAATACAGACTTAGCACGACCAAGTAGGTTTGATGTAAACATTCCAATTCCTATTGGTCTTCTCCCATACAGAGAAATCGGAAGAACACTTAGAATGCGTTGTGAGAACGCAGAACTTCCAGGTCGTTCAATCTCAACAACAACGATGAAAATTTATGGTGTCGAGGAGAAGTTTCCGTATCAAACAACATACAGTGATATCAGCCTCACGTTTATTGTTGGTGATGATATGGCTGAAAAGAAATTCTTTGATGCATGGTTGAACTGGATTAATCCAACAATCAATTACAATCTGAAGTATAAAGCAGACTATGCTGTTCCACTCACAGTAAATCAATATGATGTGAGGAATGAACTTTCATATTCTGTGACAATGTTGGACACTTTTCCAATTGCAGTAAATCAGCTTGACCTTGATTGGTCCTCAGATGGTCACCATAAACTGACTGTTACGTTTGCATACACAAGCTGGAGAAACAATTCAGTTGAAGCACTTGGAATGGAACTCTTGGAAACAACTATTGCAGAGTCGTTGGACTTCCCTACTTTTCCTACTGGGTTCTTAAGATTACCATCAAACTTAGGAAAAGATTTAATTCCACCTGGAGAAAGTTTGTCACCAGGTGAAAAATTTATATAATAAAATGGAGATATAAATCATGGCTTTACCAAAAATCGATACACCGATTTATGACTTGGAATTACCATTATCAAAAAAGAAAATTCGTTTCCGTCCTTTTCTAGTGAAAGAGCAAAAGAATCTTCTAATGGCAATGGAATCTGGAGACAGAGAATCGATTGAACAAAATATAAAACAGGTTCTAAACAACTGTACAGTTACAGAAGGCATTGATATCGAAAAACTTCCAGTTATCGATATTGAATATTACTTTCTGCAACTCCGTGCAAGGTCTGTTGGAGAAGTTGTCGAAAACAAATATCGTTGTGATAACACGGTTGATGAAAAACCATGTAATAACATCATGGAAACATCACTGAACCTACTTGATATCAAAGTTGAGGGTGTTGTTGAAGGTAATGATGTTATCGAACTTACCAACACAATTTCAATCAAACTGAAATATCCAGAATTTTCTGTATTAAATAAACTGTCGAAACTCACAAGCGTTTCTGATATTGCATTTGAAATGATTGCCGAATCTGTAGAGTATATCTATGATGGTGAACAGTTTTATTATGCAAAAGAAGTTGATTCAAAAGAAATTGTTGAATTCATTGAATCTCTCAATCAACAACAGTTTGCAAAGATTGAAGATTTTTTCGCAAATCTTCCGAAGATTGAAAAGAAAATTGAAATGAAGTGTTCACGTTGCGGTTTCGAACACAAACTTGACGTTGAAGGACTGGAAAGTTTTTTCGGTTAACATTTGGTCATGATAATTTGAGAAATTATTACAAAACTAATTTCTCTTTGATGCAACACCATAAGTACAGTCTTACGGAACTTGAGAATATGATACCGTGGGAACGTGATGTATATGTTGGTATGCTTATACAATATATTGAGGAAGAAAATCAGAAGATTAAACAAAAGATAAACGAGAGCAAAATTAGATGAACTACTACGATGCCGCCAGAATAAGAAAAAAAGGCTTCGCTAATTTAATGACAGATAAACTGACTTCAGGTCAGGGTATTTTTTCATCTAGACGAGATGCTTTGTCTGAAATGTCAAAGGCAAATTCTTTGGCTATGAAAGAACGTTTCGATCCAATGAATATTGCCAAGTTTCTCACTGGCGGTAGCACTTTAGCACCAGCAATCGTTGGTCGCCTCACAGGCAGAAGCAAAGAAGATATTGGTTACTTTGCAGGTAAAAGACAATACCAATATACACCAAGACAGTCGAACTACTGGCAAAAGTTTAATAGTCCAAATATGGGTGGAGGTGGCTCAAAGAAAGCTACACAGATTCTGGAAAAGATGGTCTCATTTATGGAAAAGACCAGATATGATGATGTGAAAGAGCAAGATACACTTGATTCTTATAATGAACTCAATGAATACATGAGAGCAGAGAACCACAAAGAAGTGGTGAATGTATTCAAAGAGGCAATTAAGAACAAACGCAAAGTCATGAAACACATGGCTAAAGAAGCAAAGAAACGTGCGGCTTACGAAAATTCTGTGAGTAAAAGAACACAAGCGGCGGAACGAAAGGCTCCTGCGCCTTCGGCTCCTTCAGCACCAACACCAGTTCCAGTACCCAGACCACCAGCACCGGCTCCTGCACCGGCTCCTAGACCACCAGCACCGGCACCTGCACCGGCACCTGCACCGGCACCTGCACCAGCACCAGCACCGGCTCCAGCACCGGCTCCAGCACCTAGACCACCAGCACCGGCACCTGCACCGGCTCCAGCACCTAGACCACCAGCACCTGCACCGGCACCTGCACCGGCTCCAGCACCTAGACCACCAGCACCGGCTCCTGCACCGGCTCCTGCACCGGCTCCAGCACCTAGACCACCAGCACCGGCTCCTGCACCCAGACCACCAGCACCGGCACCCGCACCAGCACCTGCACCGGCTAGACCACCTACTGCGGCACCTGCACCCCCAGCACCGGCTAGACCACCTACTGCGGCACCTGCACCTCCAGCACCCGCTAGACCACCTACTGCGGCACCTGCACCACCAGTATCAATTCCACCGAGTGCCGCAATAGTTGGTGCCTTTGGGGTTGGAACTGTTGGTGCCGCTATTGCTGAAAAAATGGCCAAAAAAGAATCTGCCGGAGGTAAACCGGATTCTTATTATATGGCCAACATAGTAAGAGGAGGAACCAAAAGTGACACATCCAATTCATTTAGAATAATAAAAGGAAATATTGATGTGACAACTGGCCAACCTTATCCAAAAGATTTGACTGATATGACCATAGCTGAAGTAGTTGAACTTGCCAATAGGAGGAGCCAACATTTTGACAAAGCAGGAGCCGGAGCGGCTATGGGTAAATATCAATTTATGCCACAAACGCTTGCCGGTAGATACGATAGGAAAACAAACACCTTTTTGCCGGGAGTAGCACAAAAAGTTTTCGGTCCTTGGGCAATGTATCAACCTTTTTCTAAAGAAAATCAAGAGATAATGCAACAGTTTTTGATGCGGGCAAATGCAAGAGCATTAATGAAAGATAATTTACCAATAACTGATGCAAATTTGTACATGTTACATTTTTCAGGTAATACAAGCATGGTGAGAAAAATGATGGCCGCAAATGATACTGATAGTATGTCCACCATATTATCACCTGCTGCCGTCATAGCGAATAAAACAGTAGCGAATATGACTGTTGGTGAGTATAAAAGAAAAATTTTGAATATTTTTGACTCCAAAGTTATAACCTATCAGCAACTCACAGAAGGTATTAATGTTCCCACACCAACAGGAACACTTGAAGATTATCAGGCTGGAATGAGACTACAACAAGCTGAAGAAAAAAGGGCTGAAATGAGGTCAAGATTCCGAAGATCCGAAATACTACAACAAAACGGTGTTATGGTCAATCAAAACAACATTACAAATAGACAAAGAAATGTGAATGTGAATTCGGCACCTTTACAAGAATTAAATCCAAGAATAGGACACTAAAATGGATTACAGAGTAGCAAGCAATATCAGAGGTAAATCTCTATCGTCAATGATGGCGGATAGAATCGCATCCGGTGGTTCTATTGGATCATCCATTAGAAGTTCCATCTCCGATAAACTGAAAGCAAGGGCAACCGGTGTCAAAGAAAAGTTTGATCCAATGAATATTGCACGTGCAATGACGGGTGGCGGTAGACTTGCTCCCGCAATTCTCGGTAGACTCACTGGTCGTTCACAGTCTGACATAAATTATTTTGCGGGTGATAAGAACAAAAAGGGTAGAAGTTACACACAAATTCCAACCTACATGAACACACCAGGTGAAGGCCTTGGTGGTTCAGCCGTTGATGTATTAAATAAAATGCTTGCATTCATGGTTAATTCCCGTGCAAGTGACTTAAAGAAAAAAGAAACGGCAAAACAATTTCTCGAAGAACAAAAGGTTGAAGAACAGCGCAGACAAGATGAATTCTTAGAGTTATTGAAAGTATATACCTCTTTAGGCACATCCACAGTGATAAAAGCCGAAGAAGGTGAAAACATGATGGATAAGTTTAAGAGAATGCTGGATGCTCTTGCATATAAATTTCAAAAGATGTTGGATGCAATCAATGTCTTTAAAAATGCTAAAGCATTGGCTTCTCTTGTTGGTCTTCTAACTAATCCTCTCGGTTTGGCCATAGGTGCAATTATAGCCGCAACTTATGGATTGCAAAAATTAGCCGATAAAACACCAAACTTCTCCGTTCTTACACCACAAGAAGCACAGAATGTTTTGAACAGTAAAGATCCATTTGCAATTCAGCAAGAAGGTGGATATGATAAACTTGCCAACATAATACGAAATGGACCAGCAGAAGCACAGAAAGCATTGGACGATTTTAAGGCTGGAAGAATAACAGAACCTGAAATCAATAAATTGGGTGGTGTAACAAAACTTGAAGAAATTGCCAAACAAACCGGACTTGCGGTTCCCGAAAACGTAGCACTTCCAGATAAAGTTCAACCCAGACCTATAAGCCGTGGCCAAAGTCAAATGATGTGGGACCAAAGATATGGTAAAGATTACAATCCAGATGGAACAAGAAAACCAACACAAGTTCCAAACACTGGCACATCACCGGCCGCCACGCCCGTACCTAATACACCACCGCCACCGCCAGCATCAAATCAATCAAGCGCAGAACCGGTTCAACAAACACCTGTTTCTGCAAGAATGAATAATGCTGTAGGTGAAAATCAAGATTTGAATTTGATGGTAAATATGGACACACAAACGCCTGTGGCACCTATCATAACAACAAACACAAGTTCTGTTGATTTGCCTGATAGACCTATTCCTGCTACTGCATTAGTACGTGACAGGACTCCGATTCTTGCTCATGTTCTTAACGCATCTTTAGCACCAGTATAAAAAAAGCCCGCACAAGGCGGGCTCAAAACTTTCGGTCAAGGAGAGTTTTATTCTTCGGCTAGCTTAGAGAAATAAGCCAAATCATCATCATCTTCAGCAATACCGGCATCCGCCATCACTGGCGCAGGCTTACGTGGCATTGCTTTAGCTTGTTCAACTGTAGTCTTTGCGGCTACTGGTGAACCATCAAGGCCGAGAACTTTATCAAGGCGTGCCTTCAACTCATCATAAGACTTGAAGTTTTCTGGTGCAAGGAACTCTTTGAGGGAGTATTCTTTCTTCCAGATTGCTTCTAGCTTCTCATCGTCATCCAACAATGCGGATGGAGATTCGAATTCAGACTTATCATAGTTCTGATAGCCCTCAACTTTACGAATCTTGAGTTTGAAGTTTGCACCAGCCCACATATCAAAAGGATTAATTGGCTTTTCATCCTCAAAAGCAGGATTCATTGCTTCGTTAATCTTATCAAAGATTTTTTTTCCGAACTTGTAAAGGAAAACTTTACCTTCGTTCTGAGGATTCTTAGAATCTTCAACAACGTAGATGTTAGCCATGTAAGACAGGCGGCGCTTTTGCTTACGTGCAACTTCCTTGTTTGCTTCGATGCCAGAGTTCCACAACTGAGAGTTGTATTCAGAAACTGGATCTTTCTGACCAAGAGTGGTCAGTGAGTTTTCGATGTACCAGCCACCAGGTCCCTGGAAGCCGTGATTGAAAACTTTCACCCATGGTAGGGCGTCATCACCATCAACGGAAGGTTGAGGAAGAAAACGAATAACTGCATAACCGTTACCAGCCTTATCGACTTCGGGTTTCCAGAAATTATCTTCTTTGGTTGGGGATTCGGTCGTATTGAGTTGCTCAATAGCCTTTGCGAGTTTGTCCAGGTTGCTGGAGTTACGCTTGAGATTTGCGAATGAAGACATAGTATTTTCCTTGTATAAACGTTGTATTAAATGTATTTCGAATTATCCACATATATCATAATGTATGAAGTATATAGGCGAAATCAAAGATACATCTTCAGCATTGCGATAGTAGAAACGGCATCTGTGTGAAGTATGCCAATACCACCGGCTTTGTTCCAATCATCGATAACGGATTTAGTGTCATCGATAATGATGGAATCTGGAGTAGCATACTTGTATTTCAGGGATTTACCTGGAACAAAGTTTGCTTTGTAGTGAATGTTGTGCTTGTTCAACCACATTTGTTTTTGTGGTGCAATCATTCCGTGATTTTCAGGTCGTGCAGTTGACGAAAGGATTTCTTTAGGTACATCAAAACTGTTCAAGTAACTCAGGAGTTCAAGTGCATCAGGCATGAGGTCAAGTGTACTGAATTCACCATCTTCAATGAACTTTTTGAAGAACCCATTAAATTCTTTATTGCTTCGTGTTTCCTCTGGTGTCGCACGGAACTTTTCCTTGTAACGTTTAGAGAAATCTGCAATCACGCCATCCATATCAACGTAAACGGTTTGTATTTTCATGTTGTAGTCAGATTTAAGTTTTTCTTAAGTATTGCAAGCATCTTGGGTTTATCAAAGTTTAAGAATGGTTTATACTTCTCACAACTCTTGACGAATTCTGGAAAGATAATGTCATCATCAACTTTTTTAACCCACATGGGCAAGAAGTTTAATAACTCATTTAAGATAATTAAAGTCTCTTTAGCACACATATCTTGCATATAAAGATTATACAACAACGGGTACTGTTTGTCAACCACCCTGAGCAATTCTTCCGGATTGTTTACCGAATCGAATAGCCTGTGGAGGTCTTGTTCAAAAACATAGGAGAGGGACTGTTGGGTTTTTTGCCACACCTTGTATTCGGACTCCGCATCCTCGGACAGAAGGTCACCCACCCATATTTTTGGATTCACTAGCATATTGGCAACAAAAAAACCAAAGAGTTCATCACGCTTGTATTTTCTGGACAGTTTATAGAATTGAAACTTGTCCTTACGGAGCATGAATTGGTCTTTGGTTACATTTGTTTTGCCAGAATACTTCACATAATCATACTTTGAAGTGAAATGTAGTTTCAATGCATGAAACAGAGCATACGCTTCAAAACCACCGGCTTCACTCATAATGGCAACTTATTCACTTTCTTAATCATATTTGCGGCTTGTGCTTCATCAGAAATTTTGGCTTTGATTGGTGCAGTGAGAAGTGTTGCGGCAATCTCTACTTCAAAACCAGTTTCTTCACAGTGTAGAATAATAGCATCCATATAGGGTATTCTTTTCTTTTGCACAATTTCTTCAATAATGGCTGAGAACTTTCGTTGTTCTTCCTTAGTGGCCATTATTTCTTACCCATTGAATAAGCAATGCAAACAGCATTCGTGGCAGTTTCATACGCACACTTAACGGAGATTGGATCGATACCTTTTTGGATAGCTGATTCAATATTCTTTGCCATGTTGTTACGATCATTGATGTTGTAAATTGTAAATGCGGCGATAGATGAACACACTGCAAGTGTGATACAAACAATAACCGTGATAACTTCTTTTTGCATTTTAGATGACTCCTTTGTTTCTGTCAATTTCGTCTTTGTTGCTTCTGTAGAAGATGTGTCTGCCAATTTGGTCTACCTTTTTTAATTTCCATTGTGGATTAACATAGTCTGCATGGTAATATGTTGCACCGTTTGTTACATCGGTTTGATGTTCAAAGTTGATGACCATATTAATTGCTAACTGACGAATCTCATTATACAACGAGGTGCCTCGAATTGTCAACTGTTTATCGGTACTTTTCTTCTCACAATACCAAGAGAATTGACATACACCACCGGTTTTCTGATACACTACTCCGCAAATGTCATTCGCATAATTACCTGTTCTGAGCCTATTAAATGTAACGAAAGCAACGGCTTTCTTGCCATCGAGTGGCTCATTTGCGGCTTCAAAATAGATATTATCAGCTAGGCAAGTTATTTGTTTCTGTGTCTCCTTATCTAAGGAATGAAAACTTGCCTTGAATGGTAAATTATATAAATCTATATTTACCATTGACAGTGATATGATGACTGCGGAAAATAGTATGCTTAAAAGTATTGGTTTACTTTGCATTTTTATTTCCTATGTGTTGAACATGGTGGTTGGTTATTCTGTTACGAGGAAACCAACCGAAACCCTAGTCAGCGTTTAGGCTGCCAATGCGAACTTTTCATCGTTTGCGTTTACTTTGATTTACTTTTAACGACTCTCTGTGTCGAGTTGTCCACTTCTGTACTTGTTGCCCTGTCGAAACCTGGTCATCCCCATCAAAAACACACCCCATTACAGCCCTCAGAGGTTTCTTTCATGTAAGACATGTGTTTTTGGTGGAGATGGGCGGAATCGAACCGCCGTCCAGAACACTTTTCTAGTTGCTTCATACAACCATAGCCTCTATTATAGAGGTTTTTTATTTAGGTGTCAAGCGTTTTTGTAGTTTAAATGGTAAACTTATGATTTTGGTTTAATACATTCCACACAGAGTGATTCAACTGCTCTTAGTGGATCATCGAAACGTAATTTGTCGTTCTGGTGTAAATCATAGTTTCCATCAGCATAGCTTGTTCTTCGAACATTTTCAAATCCAATCGAACTGAGAAGCCAGAGAAGTGTTTCAAAATCATATGTAGCTTTATGGTCGTGGTCATGCATGGCTGAGTTGAACAAAGAACCGCTTGTTCTCATCAAATGGGCCTTTTCTCTGAATCCTTCCATCTTCATGTAGGTTTCGAAAAAATGCATCTTTTTTGTTTTATATGCATCAATCCAGAACTCTAAATCTGGAACAATCAGTCTCATTTTTCCTCCAGGTTTTAATGCTCTGAAACATTCCTGTAGTATGAATAGGCCGTCCAGATAACTAACATGTTCTAAGAAGTGTGACTGATATATTCCCTCTAAAGAGTTGTCTGCGGCAGGAATGTCTTTAGTTAAATCGAAATTTAGATAGAACTTTCCGCTAGGCAGTTGAACAAAATCTTCATGTGGTCCATTAGGTTGAAAATCAATATTCAAGTATGGTTCATCTTTATCGTCCGGACCTGAACCAAGATTGTAGTGAGAAAAACGGTCCGAATATTTTTTATATTTTATTGCATTAGTCATATCAATACTGTAGTGCTGTCATATATTTAAATTCAGTTAGGTTTGTGATATCACCATAACCACCAACAGGCATGAGATTAAATGCTAAACTATAACGGGACTTGTTCGTATCATTCTTCGGAACAAAGTGCGGTAGATGAGATGGAAATATGATGAGCCTACCTTTAGATGCAGGTACAGCAAAATGATAGATAGAAAAATCATTTTGTATTTTATGATTCTTTTTTGGAATCATCTGAAACATTGCAGAAGTACCTGCATTTTTTTCGAATATTAATGCCGAATTTTCATCATATTCATCGTCAAAATACAACACACCTGAAATAAAACTATTCGGATGCACATGTGTTTTGTGTTCTTGTGAGTTAGTCTTGTTGTTGACCCACGATAACACATCAACCAAACCTTCAACTTCAAAACCCATAACTTCTGTTGCAAATTTTTTGGCATTTATCAGAATGTTATTTCTAATTGACGAAAGTTTTTCTAAACGAAGCACTTGCTTATTCTCGGTATTTTCACCCCATATATCGCATACCTTTTCTCCACTTGGGAGTAGTTCTTCCACTCTATTTGTTTTTAATGAATACAATTCATCCTGAATTTCTTTGGTGATCTCCAGGTTTTGTATAAAAATTGGTGTTGGGAAAATAGGAATAACATTCATTATAAAACATCCCTATAATTAAATTGAGTAAGTTCTTCTGCTGAACCTAGACCATCTTTTGTTAGCAAATTAAATGCAAGGCTATATCTGTTAAAGGGTGTGGTGTTTAAATCAACTTGATGCACCAAAGTGGCCGGAAATAACACCAAAGTTCCCTTGGAAACTTTAACAGTGGCGACTCGCCTAGTACTGAAAGGTGCTTCAGCAATTCCTGATATACATTCTGGAGGTAAATATTTCGGACGTAAAATAAATTCACTCTCTGAATCTGGATGCATTTTATTCGAAAAATGTAGCGGCATATTTTCCGTGTGTTCATCGAAAAAATATACTCCCGAAATTATACTGTTTGGATGACTATGTGGCATGTGTTGATTATTCGGACGTTTTACTGTCACCCATGATAGCACATCTATCATTTCATTGGTGTCGATACCCAATAAATCACGTGCAAATTCTTTTCCGGCGTATAGAATTTTTTTCCTCAAATCTTTACAAATGTCATCACGCAAAATCATAACATTTGTGGATACTGCACCATAACCAGCAGGTTCTGTTCCTATAGGATGATTTAGTTCCGTATTCGTTAGATAATTTTGTAATTCATTCGATGGTTGATATTCGCCAATTGCAATAGGTTTAGCTAACACGGGATGCACTATTAAATTCAACATTTCATCATTATTTTCACTCATCATTTTCTCCATTTAAAATTAAAAAGCCCAAGTAACAAATGACCATCTCTCACCTTTGGTCACAGTTTCAACTCTATGTCGATACATAAAAGCTGAGGGAAAAATTAGAACATCTCCCTTTTTCATGTTTATTTTCAAATCATCAAACATTATAAATTCACCGCCTTCATAATCATCATTTAGACAACCAACAATAGATAGTAGAGGACTGCCAGAACCTTTTTCGAAAATACTCACAATATTATCACTGTGTTCCGACATACTTGTTCCTGTCACATATCTATTTATTCTGAATTCAGATGTGTGTCTTAACTGGATATGAACGGGATGGCGATTCATATAGGAATTTATCCATTCAATACATTTTTTTGCCAGATAGTCGAGATGTTCACCTTCAAATACCAAATTCAAAAGTTCCTTATCCCTTCTCGTTGAAATATTCATTGTTTTATTTGGATCATAACTTGTCCATGCATGTTCAATCCAGTCATCTCTTACGGAGTATTTTTTGATGGCACTGTCGCAAAATTCTTCAGGTAATACACCCTTCATCAAATGAATATATTCATAAAGTTGTTTCATGTTTCCTCACTAAAAAAATTAAAATCACGAATTATTTATATATAAATAGGAGGGTTAGTTATAAAATAACGGAGAAATTATATGCCATTGACATTATCCACGGACAATCTTACTGCATCGGGACTTAGCCTAAGCGGTTCTGTCCCCACACCTTTCATTCCTGCACCAGGACCACAGACTTCAACTTATAATAGTACGTATGCAGGTGCCACCAGTAGAATAAGGCTTTTAAGTGCTCCGGTACCGGGAAGTATATATCCCCAGGCCTTTTTGGAAATTCCTATTCCAACACTTACTGATAATCAGTCTTATCCAGGTATTTCCGCAGGTCGAGTTCAGGGTGGTGACGGTGGAATCAGATTGATATCTAATTTAAACACATCGAATGATCCTGCCGCCAATCAAAACCGCTCCAACTTTTTAATGGGCGTTTATACTGATACTCCTGCGTCTAATACATATCCTTTGCAAGTCGGCCGTAGATTCTCTCCTGGTGTTTCTGGACAGTCATCTTACCTTGGTGGACTTGCCGTTCTTGGTCAGACAACTATGGACTCCACTCCAATTGGCACAGCCGCCCAACCCGGCGGTGCATACACGCTTGATTTAGTTAGAAACGCACCTGCACCTATTTCTGCTCCAAGTGGAGCGGTGATGAGGATGAGCGCCGGTGCACCAGGTGTAACAGCTTATTACGTCACTTTTCAACAAGGCGCAGAAAGAGGCTCAATATTTACTCCAGGATCAACAACAACTTATGCAACCAGTTCAGACTATCGATTAAAAGATAATATTACTCCACTTGATTCTGAAGAAGAATTACAAAGAATCAATCAGTTACGTCCCCGTAAATGGAATTGGAAAACCAACCAAGATCCTGGAGTGGGCTTCATCGCACATGAACTTCAAGAAACATTTGAAGATGCGAATAAACTAGGTATGGTTTCAGGAAGCAAAGATTCTGTCACACGTAAGGGTAGAATTGTTGACGTTACAACAGGTGAACCAATTCATAGAGTGCCAAAAATAGATGAAACGACTGGTGAAGAAACTATAGAATACTTTTACGTAGATGAACCAACTATTGAAGACGCCGCAAATCTGGCTGCCGATGGTAAAGAATGGGTATATCATCACGATGAACCACTCTATCAAGCAATCGATACATCTTTCTTAGCTTCATCCACAGTAGCGGCTATTCAGGCTTTAACAAATAGAGTCACATCACTTGAATCTAGAGTTGCGGCACTTGAATCCATATAACGAATTCTACTTGATTTCCTATCAAATATAATCATAAATTGATCTAAACGAATCATAACCTCAAGAGGGTCCACAAGACCCTCTTCCATTACCTTATTGAAAAGTCTTTTAGCCGAGTGATTGTCAACGGAATATGCAAAAGGTTCTCCCATGCATGGCCAGTTGCTATTGTGAAACAAAGGCTTATCATCAGAAAGGCAATGAATTGAATTTCTGGGAACATGTTCCTTTAGAGGTTCCATCAAAATTGCATCGTGTTCTAAAATAATACAAGGTTTACCCATACTCATGCATTTACTCCATGCCGCCATGTGAGTAAGTATTCTACAAACCTGATTGTGATTTAATCTCGATTTGAGTCTAACTTGATTAGTCCATTCCTGTGACTCATAATAAAGTGGTGGAAAAACTTCCTTGATTTTTACATTATCATAAGCATGTGGTGACACTTCAGTACGATCTAGAAAGTTGAAAGATTCAATAAGATGCAAACTGTAACCAAATCTTTCCGCAGATGAGGTTGCTCTTTTATGCATGGGTCCTTGCAATACAATAACATCCGAAATACCAAAATCACTATAGTTTGGAACAAGATTCATCCCTCTTGTATCCAATCTATGAAAAAGTGGTAGATGTGCATTGGGATTATTTCTGTAGTTATCTGTTCTGTATGTCATAATGAAACACCCGGACAAGTTGTAATTTCTTTTCGAACTTGTATTGAATCATATTTTGTGCATATTGTTGACACTTTTTCACAATCAAATAACTGTGTTGCATAAAGTTTTGTGTATACGAATTCGAATTTAGATGAATCGCAAAAAACATCATTTACATTTTTAATTCCTTCTAACAGACATGCGGTGAACAGTCTTTTCGCCATAGCAGGATCTATGGCATACGCATGTTGGCCCATTGGAAAGAAATAATTTTCACTTCCATAATTTAGCATTGCATTGTCTAATTTTTCTTTTTGTGTATTTTCATTTAGATAGTCGATAAGATAACAGTAGTCGTTTTTTAAGTTTTTATCACTTATCATTTCTTGTGCAATATAATTGTGTCCAAGATAGTGTAAACAATTATAAAAAGGAAAATGTGTGTATGGTTGAAGCATAACAGCATCATGTTCCAAAATCACAATTGGTTTATTAATTGTTATGCAATGTGCCCATAATGCCACGTGGCTTAACGTACAACCAATCTCAGGATAAGACATTTTCGAATCGACAACTTTGATCCATTTCATATAATCATTATTCTTCAGATGATCTGGTGTTTTTATTTGTTTCCTGTCTGAGCCATCATATCCATGAAACAATTTATATTTCATTCCGGCTCTCTGGAGTGACTGTATACACAACTCCAACCTTGTATCCGATATGATGTTATCTTTCAGACAAATTATATACGCACCTTCAATCTCAGAATTGTAATTGCTGTTTAGATTCACTCCATCATCATGTTTAGTATGAAATTTGTGTTTAACACTTTTTGGTATTTTTGAACACCAAATTTGACCAAATTGAGTTACATCAGATAGGCATGTTGTAACTGCCTCTACTACACCCGGAAAGTCTTTTACACCAAAGTCATCACCGGCTATGACACCACCTTCTTTCATTTTCGGTAGCCACGCTTGAATGTCTTTCATAACACCCTCGAAAGAATGATCTCCATCTATAAACAAAAAGTCGATTGACTTATCTGGATATCTTGATGCTAATGAAGAACTGTCACCAACAATCGGATTGACGATGTGTTTGACCGGCTCAATATTAGCCAGAAATTCTTTTTGAAGTGTATTGTTCTGAATGGACTCATATGCTTGATGTTCACCTGAACCCATAAAAGAATCTATGGCATCAAACTTGATTTTTTTACCTGAGTTGTTAATCTCAACTCCCATCATAACTGTGGATTTACCCTTCCAACAACCAATCTCAACAAAATGGGCGCCGTCAGAAGCGGTGTCAACCATTCTTTTGTATAATTTGGTTTGCTCTACAGTTAACCATCCTTCAATATCCCAATGATAGTATTCCATAATTACTCCATAATATATTAATCTGTTTTTATCTATTATTCTTATAGAAAGAAATATGTTCTATTAGGTTATGTATATGGTCTTCCGTACTCTCAATAAAAATAAGTGGACTTTCATTCTCAACCGCCATAACAATCACAATCTGGTCAATCGGAACACCAACATGTTCTTCATACATGCCAGAATATGCAGTACATTGTGCAAAATAGTCCTGTATGTCTTCCTTCTGTTTAATCTTCTTTGAAGTTTTAAAGTCAATTACAGATAGTACACCGTCCCATTCAGCAATCAAGTCAACACGACCAGCCATACCGATGCGTTCAGACCAGAGTGCCTGTTCAATGTAGTGTATATTATCGATTCTTTGTATCGATGGAATTAATGTGCGGAACATCTCCACAGCATCAGGCATTTCCCGTACCCAATCGATCTTTTCATTCTTTAGATACCGTTCTGCTAGGTCATGCACACGATTACCACGACCTGTGGCAAGTTTGGAAATACGGTTGGCTTCAACTTCACCAACCCTATTTCTCCACTCCATGATTGCCTGTTTTTTCATTGCACCAACAACAGTCGTAACCGATGGCAAGCGTTTACCGCTAGGTGAAGTGTAATAGCGTTTGCCGTCTGAGTGTGTTTCCGATTTTAGGTCAGGAAGGACCATTGGTGAGCAATGTGTAAACATATTATTCTAATTCAACCTCAACTTGTTTGAAACGTTTTTCCTGAATCGTTTCTTCTTTCCATATTTTTCGTGGATTGCCACACATGATACAACCAGGACGACCACAATCTAGTGCATGGTGTTTAGCCAATTTGTGTGGCTCTTTCACTTCAATTCCATGTGATTTTGCAATCTTTACCTGTTTCTTTATAGCCGTTTCATCAGCATGAATACGTTTGCTGTGTTTGATTTTGTCATATTCTGTACTCATTCTGCATCCTCATATTTTAGTTTGGCGATAATGTAGTCCTTAACGAGAGAACTACGGACAATATCATCAACAGTAAACTCAATCTTTGTAAATGCTTTCATGTGATATGCAACATCAAAGAACTTAAGAATACCTGATACATCATTTTTCTTTTTGTTCAAGTCTGTTTGGCGGTAATCACCACACCAAATAATCTTTGAACGGTAACCAACACGGGTCATTACAGTATCAATCTCCTCAAATGTCATGTTCTGCATTTCATCAACAATAATGATTGCATCATCAAATGACATACCACGAATGAATGATGTAGAAATGAATTCAACAAAACCTTGTTCAGAGAGCCTTTGATATGCATCTTTTCTTCCGAAAAGCGTGTCTGCAATTTGAACATATGGTTGTTGATAAATCTCCATCTTCTCCGTTACATCACCAGGTAAATGCCCAATTTCCCTAGATTGTACGGCTGAACGTACAATAATAACTTTCTTAAACGGATTGTTTTTATCGAGAACTTCTTCCAGTGCTTTATAGAGAGCACAGAATGTTTTACCGGTACCTGCTACACCGTGAAGTGCTAAGAAATAATCTCCCCTTTTATATGCATCAAAGAATATTCTTTGATTCTCTGTTAATGGCTCAAATGTTTTTAGGTGATCTAATTTGATTCTTAGTGTATTGTTTATTACAGGTTGATGTGTATGCGTATATTCATCCATACTAATAACATCATTCCTTTTTTGAACTGGAGATTTTCTACTAGCCATTAATACCTCTTATTGTTAGTTGATTACCATTCTCTGCCCATTTTCGTTTTGTGTGATTTCGCCAACGTATTTCCTGGAACAGTATCCTTAATTCTCTGAATAACCCCTTTCTCGAATGCTGAATCGTAAGACTTGGTTCCTGGAACGCTCATACGAGCCGCATCTGAGAACCTAGGCAAATCTTCTGGTGCAAAGTAACGCTCCAGATGTGTGTTATCTTCTTTGAATTTATCGTATTCGGATAGTTTAAGAACATGTTCTTCAACTTCTCCGGTGTTTGCATTTTTAAATGTGTAAGTAGGCATTATAAGTTAAAAACAATTGAAATTCGTGGATCGGTAGATTGATTTGGCATCACTTCGTGATATAGCCATGCAGGCCACATCATCAGTAAACCTGGATATGGTTTGTAATCAAAGTGTTTGTATGCATACCAGTTTGTTGGATCTTTCACGTGAAACATGTAATCGAAAAAATCTCTAAATGGTTGATTAGGTGAAAACCTAATGTCGGCGGAACCTGGTGGAGTTTGCAGGTAGAAAATACCTGAGATAGTACATTGTGAGTGTACGTGTTTTCCGTGTGCAGAGCCTTCTTTGAAGTAATTCAGGAAGAAGTATGGATTAAATTTGATTGGACCTGGGTCATAACCTTGTAGTTCCAAAAAGTTGCGACCCTTACCCATAATGAATTGACAGAATTCAGCATAGTCCGGATGCGTAGGCAAATCTAAGTTCATGTTATGCGTGGTTTTACCATTCGCATAAAAATCTTGATTCGATGGTTGTGTTTCAAAATAGTTCTTTACTTTGGGTAGAAGAACATCAACCCATTCTAGATGGTCTTCTCGGCCAATCGTAGATGGGAAAAAATTATCAAGTATCATATGGTAAAAATACCTCAAGTTTCTTAAGTTTGGCCTCGATGGCGATATTTAAATCGTTCTCAGTAATATTTATATCGGTTTCTTCCATCAGAACTTTGATAATTGCTAAAACATCACCAATCTCTGTAATAAGTGACTGTCTATTGGTAACACCTTGCCATTCACCCTGCATTCCAAAACGATTGATTTTGGATACTGCTTGAATCACTTCTGCACATTCTTCTTGGAGAACGGCCATTACTGTTTGTGTATTACGCTTCATTCAATTCTTTCTTTATATTCTTTGGTTGGTGTATAAGGAAAGGTGATTGGAACACAACTCTCTTTACATGTAAAATATGATTTACCTGTATTACCATCCTCATCTGTATAATAGTCATAGAAGATAATACCATCAATATCATATGCTTGACCATCAAAACGGTCTGCCTGTTTGAATACGTGAGAACACCGTTTGTTTTGGAATACACCATCATGTACTTCATTCCATTCCCAATCTTCACCGGTCAAGGGAACAAGTGGTTCAAACATTGCAAGAGTTTTAAACACATTAACGGCATATGGTGCAGAAGAACCAGAATGACCTTCATCAGCAAACACTTCAAGCAACTTCAATACATGGTTGCAAATTGCCTCCTGCATTTCATTATCGAATTTACCATTCTCATCACACCAGCCTGCGGCTCTGAATTCCATGAGAGCATGATTTTTCAAATTACTCATTATTTTTTTATCCTTTTACCAAATTCATCTGTTTCTTCTGCCCAATGTACTACACACCAATCATCAATACAAAGTTCTCTACTAATTTTATCGTGTTTATTCGATTCAACCATTTTACTATACCAATATTTGTAGTATGATTCGATGATTTGGTCTTCACTCCATGTTTCTTGTACATGCTGACCAAATTCACCTGGAAAAACTATAGTCCAATACTTCATACAGAGTACCAGCTTGGAGTTGGACGTGAATTGATTTTACCTTGCCATGATGCAAAGCCACGTTTGTTTTTGTTGTAGTAATTATGGTAAGATGCAAGTTCATCACCTGAAACTTTCACATCATCAGGCATTGCTGGTGTTGGTGGAGTGAAAGGTTTCTGAGTGATGTTTTTGGGTGCAACTTTTAGTGGTTCTAGCAATTTAGAACATGCATGAATTTTACCATAACGATAGGTGTATTCGTCTAGCAGGTGTACCCACATTTTGTATAGCCATGCATAGTTTGCTTCTGATTGGCGGCACCAGATAGCAGACGGATGGTTCATGTGTGTTGCTTTGTAAAGCGTGGTGTCACGTGCATCAGTTAGACGCCAGACTTTTGTGTTGCGGTAACGTGCAGGTAAAGAACCATGCACATAACGTTTTTCAATTTCTTCGTAGCCATCAATAACACGGTGTGCAGTTGACATGAGTTGTGCATACTCGATAATCATTTTGACAACGTGTTTCGAGATATGCATTTCAGCACAAGTTTGTGGGTCAGAATCAAGATAGAAGATGTTCATGTTTTCACCAATGGCGGATTACGCCTGCAATAATAAAAAAGTTTGTGATGATATACAATAATACAATAAGAGTGCGTATGATGGCAACCTTATCGGCTTTGTGGTCATTGGGATGGGCCTTTTCACCTAGTGCTTTCGCCCATAGTGTCCACCAATAATTCAGGTATTCTTTAAGTTTGTACCTCATCTACAATGTATCCTTTTTCTTTAAGGTTTTCAACATCCATTTCGAAATATGGATACAATATTGTAGCAGGTACAACTGGTGTTGTCAATATCATTTCTTGAATATTTTCAGGCCATGTACCTTCCATTTCGGCAAATCTCCATTTGTACAGGAAATTAGCCCATGATAGGCCTCGGAATTTATGTGAACGGGATTGTTCTTCATACCGTTCTGATTGTGGTTCTGGTCGTTTTGCAAGGTGTAATGTTGGCTCCCACACACGACCATGTGCGAAGTCATTGATTGACGATTTTTCTGGTAGGTGTTTGATTGCTCGAAGAAAATAATCACCTTCACCAAAGCCATAATGAAAACGTTCATCCCACATGCCAATCTTCTTTACTGCGTTTGGTGTATATGCACACACCATATCACCAGCATCATCGGCATAGAAATCAAAGTCTTTCATTACCTTCAACAGTTGTGGAATCCAATCATAGTTCCAAACTGTATCATCTTGCACAGTTACAACAATATCAGCATCAGGTTCATTTAGATTTTTGAAACCATGAATGAGTGCCATGTTCCACATACGTGCAAGCATGGCAGTTGCAAAGTCTGGAGTTCCACGATTGTGTATCACATTTACATGTGGTGCAAATCGTGGATCAATTGAAAAGTTTGTGTGATTGTTGATGATGTTAACGTGAATGTCAACACCTTCTGGTAGTAATTTGAAACCTTCAAAGAGTGTGTGAAGGTTCATGTTCAATGCTTCTGCATCTTGCCATGTTACAACAAATATTTTAATTTTCATACAACCATTCTAATCAAACCAACCGAATCAATTGTCACAAGTAACATGTAGTTAGCCAACATGCCAAATGATTTCCGAGTATAACTAGCCCAAGCATACATAGCACAACCAGCAATCCAGATAGGATATAGAACAAGTAGTGGAGGACTGGGTACAGTAAGAGCCATGGTGATCGAACAGCCGATGCTAATAGCCCAAGCCAGCAACTCAATAACAAAGCGAAAACGATTAGAACGCCAATCATCTTTAATCCACTCAAAAATACCTATCAATAAATCATTCATCAATATTAAAGTTTAGGAATGTCAAACTCAACACCCTTACCTTCCTCTTGTGCTTTGATTGTTGGTGCATCTTTTTTTACCTTAGGGAAACGTTTTGCAATGTCATCAGCAGTTACTGTGGTCATGGCAAATTGCATGAATTGTGTGTAGCTGTCAGATACGGTCATGGTGCGTGGACCACCCGCCTCAGTTGCGGAGAAATAGAGAACACAACCACCAGCAACGAGTGGTGCAATCTCAATAATATTGTCCAGATTGACAATAAGTTTGCATTGTTTAGGTGCAACGGAATTAACTTCAACGAATGTAGCCATAATAACCTCTTAATAAAAAAAATAAAAACCAATCAACATCATAAAACAAAAAACGCCAAAAGTCAAGGCGTATACCTTTTTCTTTCGGCGTTCTTCGATTTCTTGATATATCTTTACCTGTTCCAGGAATAACTCAAAATTGTCCATAATAAAACCAGAATTGTTTCAGATAGTTTATTTAGCAGTCACGGTATCAATCTGATTCTTTAAAATTTCAACTGTTGCGGCCAATTCTTCGTTCACACGAATGCCTTCTAAATTCAGTTCTTGGATTCTATTTTCCAATTGCTTCATTTCGGCAATCATCTTATCAAATTCTTGTTCAATTACATTTTGCATGTTAGTACATTCCTGTATTCTTTGGATTCTTACGAATTTCTAATAGAATTTCGTAAAACATTTCCAGTGCTTGTTTAATTAAAGACATGTTTGTCTCCAATATTTAGACAGCCTTGGCGGCTTTTTGCACTGCGTTTGTTGCTTCTTCTGAAACGTGTGTGGAAATATCAGTGAATGATTTTACGATTTGTTTTGTGAATGCGGTTTGTGCATCAACAAATGCGTTGAGTGGCTTACGAATCTTTTCATCAGTGATGAAAGCGGATACGAAATACTTTTTGGAACCTTGGACGGTATCGATGAATGTGTCTGTTGCGAACATTGTTTTCTCCTAAATTTAGCGAGGGTTAATAAAAGCGGTAACCATATTAGCGTTACTACTTAGATTATATAGGAGTTTTTGTTGCAGTGCAACATGTATTTCATAGAATACCAAGTCTAAAGTTTCTCAATGTAATTGTATTGTAGATGCCGCTTAGCCTCATTCACCGAATGAGTTTTATGACCATTGATATAGATGACCTTCGGTGAATATATCAGAATTTCACCATGAGTCATTTTCAGCCGATAAAAGGTTTTACCCTTAGAATCAACTTCTTTTGTTCTAATATCACGGAAATTCTCAGCGAGACCAGCCCACATGATAGTTTCACGAATCTCATCCGAGATTAACATACGAAAATAATTTGCGTTCATAATATATTATAACATAATCACATCAAAATGGCAAGTGTTATTTCACGTTTGTTGCAAAAAAACAACAGTCTGGAACGCTCTAGGAGTGCCTAGGTCACTTGGCACTGTTCACGGCTTCTACAAGGCGCTTCCATTCGTCCTGATTGAGGAAAAACTCAACCTTAGACTGTATGGCATCTGGAAACTTAGCGCCTTGGTATTTGGTCGTTAGTTTCACATGTTTTAATTCACGTATATCATCTACTTCTAGGAAGTATTGATATTGTTGATATTCATCAGAAATTTGAAATCTCATATAAACCCCATTTTACGTTCGGTTGTTTTTTTCATATTTGTATTCTGTTCAAAGAATACATCGGCAATGGACCATGAAGAACGTTCACGATTCAATTTTGTTCCAACTTTAGTTGCCAATTTTTCTGCCTGTTCTTGATTCAGTTCATCAAAGTGCAGAATGTCATAGCAACGACCTGGACGGATCAGTGCAGAATCAATGTCACGAATAGATGGCAAGTTTGTGGAGAAAATCAGTTTCTTGTTTCGTGTAGTCACAAGACCATCACCAACGTTTAGAAACTTGTGCATCATTGTATTACCTTCGGAACGTGCCTTCAGGAACATATCAGCATCTTCTAGAACAAGAACGTTCTTCTCACCTTCAATGAAGTTGGCGAACACATAATCTTTCTCCAAAACATTTGAATCATAAGACACAATAGCAGATGCTTCAGAGTGTTGTAGGAGACCACGAATGAATGTGGTTTTACCGGTGCCTGGTGGTCCAATCAACAATAGAATAGATGCAGATGAGTGCATGAAGCCATCATAGAATTCGGCGAGTGTTTGACCCTCAAGGAAAGGATACATTTCCTCAACTGGCATACGGTCGTGCCGTAGTGGAATTTCAATAGAAGAACCATCAGAGGAATAAATCCATTCGATTTGGTTTGTTACAAACTCAAAATCAGTTTCAAATTGCTTTTCGTATTTCTCAACGAAATCTTCATCACCCACAAGTTCAACAGAAACGTGTGTAGAATGAATGTTGAAGAACAAATAAGAAAAAGAATCATCATCAAAGAAATAACCTGTTCCATTTTCATATTGGAAGCGGCGGATGTCCTGAATCGTGTCAATGTAATCCAACCATTCTTTTTTGGTTGCGTACATGCTCAACCGAGTTTGGAATGTTTCGAGTTGACGATCAGAACGTTCATGTAAAATTTTGCTTGTGATTAGGTCTGCAATATCATTTGCACCCAAGAAAATTTCACCATTAACATCATTCATCTTTATACCTTCATTTCTCCACCATTGTGGTCTTTTACTACGTCTGTTTATGTTTCTTCTTGCAATTGCTCTAACTGACATATTTTTAATACCTGCCCATATAACATGTTTCTTTCTGGTTTTCCTTGAACCACTCCGTGATTCGCTTCTGCCAATTTCGGCAAGCCACTTATCAATTCTTTTTGAAACAGCCGACCCGCTTTTAATAGTTTTAAACCTTCTCCGTCTCATCGAATTCTACCACCCATGTTGCCCAATCATTCCGTTTGATTTTACTCATGTCAATAGAATTATCTTTGCAAAACTTCCATGCATCAAGATAAAAGTGAAAAAATTCCATATCATTTGTCCTTTGCTTTGTATTCGAAATTCCAATACTGACGACCCTCTGGAGTGTACTCTATGTTACCCCGTCTGTCAACAGTTTCAAGCCATCGACAGTCATTGTTTGCCACAGTAACAGGAAACCATGCGAACCAATCGTGCCATTGCATTTTACCAGAATAGTCTTTTGGTCCGCATTTAAGTTTCATTTATTTACCTACGTTTACGTTAGGATTCGCACCAATCACAAGAGTGTTGCCTTTGAATGATGCAATACCTTGAGCCTGAATCTTAGCGGCTTCTGCAAGTGTCATACGAGTTTGAGCATCCATGTATTGAATAGCGCCAGCGTTTGAGTTCAAAGCGGCAATACGTTCAGCTTCTTTCTTGGCAGTTTCAACTTCAACAGTCTTTTGCTTGAATTCATTCTTTGCACGAACCAAATCATTGGCAGATGCAACAACAGAATCAGCCGGCACAACATTACGAATCATAACTTGGCTGATAGTGATTGAACCGTCCAGTTTTTCTTCTGAAAGGTTACGGACGATTTCGTCCTTGATAAAGTTCTCCATGTCAGAACGGGCGTCTGCCATGTCCAAGGCCTCATACTTACGTGCGGCTTTGTAGATAGCATTACGGGCATTTTGCACCACATAGTTGTACATCACATATGTATCACCTTTAAACTCAGCGTGAAAACTCTTGTTCTTTGTGGAGTACAATTCAGCAACAGTTTGCGGATTGATGTTGTAAACAACTACAGCATCAAAGTCTTTCATTGTAGAATTATCTTTTGCAACGGGTGTCATATTCTCCAATACAACGTTCACATCCTTAATTGGGAACGTAAGCACAGTACCAACCAATGTTTGGTTGAAAGAACCTGGAAGCAATTCACCAGATTGTACCTGTTTATCAAAGCCAACACGAACACCAACTTCACCAGTTTCAATACGAGTACAAGCGGCAGTCATTGCAACAGCGGCGGCGATAACAGAAATTTTCAGAAAGCGAGACATAACAATCCTTTAAAAGAGAACAACAATAGAAATGAGAAACACAGTGGTGATTATAGCACAGACCAGACTATATGCAAGCAGTTTAGTTAGAATCCATTTTTCTTTACCACTTAGTTGAGTAAACACTTTGATACCAAAAAAGGTAATCAAGAATACAATAACGAATGCAAGAATAATACGTATCATGGAAATTTCCATCCTTTAGAAGTGTATTTTTCAACACGTTTTTGTGAAAGTGCAAAAGCATTCTTATGCTCATTCTTAATCAGGTGTTTGTTAAGAATAGCATTGTATTGCTTCTGTGAAATGTGAAGTGAATTGTTTGAAATTTTATACCACGGCATACAATGCACAAAATCAAATGTGCTTCTTGCATCAGCCGTATGAAGTGTAATCACTTGGAGTTTATTGATAAAGGTTGTGGCATTAGCAGTGACCAATTTACCTTCAATTTGAACCTCAACATACTTTTCATCGGCATCTTGAATGAGATTTTTATCCATGCCAGTAACATATTGTTTGAAAGACATGATATCATTTGTATTGTTTAAATACAAATCGTAGTCTTTAGGTGGTTCATTGTGCATTAGTGAAGAAATGGCACCACCACTAACAATAGCCTTATCTCTAAGAAAATCCCTAAGGGCTTCTGGAAGTTGATTCAACAAAACGGACATATTTGCAAACAGAGCCTTTTTTGCATCCAGCACATGTTCTTTGTCAATATCTTTAAGTGTCATTGTAGTGCATTCTCAAAATCTTAACTTGGTCATTTGGTGCAAGATAACACCTTGCATTTACAAGTGTGTCTAGTGTGATGTTATCTCGCATCTGTGTGAATTCAACAAGACCATTAGAAATCATGAATTCGGCAAGTTGTGTTGCCATAGAAGTTCTAAGGTATTGTTTGAATTCATGGTCCGCATACAACATTTTGTGTTCAGGCACACGAATTGTACCACGGACCATCTTACCACCAATTGCAACATCCTTATAAGTAAACTTGAAGTCCTCATAAGGATTAAAATCCCAATTTAGTGGGGTTTTATAGGACATTACACAATTTCAGGTGCAATGTCGTTGGTCTCAGTAGCCTTTTGCTTTTCACGTTTAACTGGTGCAACAGGCGCAACAGGCTGAACACGACCGATGTAGCGACCTTCAGGAGAAAACTCTTGGAAGTTCACCAACTGATATGCAGTCACTTTGCGACCATCTTTGTGGACACGGACAATACCACCATCTTTGCGGATGTTGTAAATGTTAGTGGACAAACGATAGAGAACACCTTCTTGGTCGGAACCCTTGAAGCAAGCCTCAATCTCTGCGGGAGAGATAGGTTTGCCAGAGAGCATAACGCAAGCAATTTTTTCGTGACGGTTGATTTTAGTGGTAGTACGCATAATATATCCTTTTCAAAAGAGAATTACCAGATTCAATTGTAACAGAGTGGCAGTCTGGTGGCAACCACTCTGTTGTTAAAATACCACAGTTTAGAATGGTATTTCTTCATCAGGTGAGGTAGGCATCACAGGTGCGGTGTTTGCCTCCGCCACTTTGATATCAACCTTCGCATACAGGTCAAGGAACGAATCCTTGGTCTCTTGGTCAAAACGATTCACACACAGTTGAATTGCCTTCTGACGGTCTTTGAAGATTGAATAGGTCTTTGCAATGTGGACCAAACGGCGAGTGGAAACAATCTCATCAACACCGCCTTCGGCAAATGTTTTACGAATAACATCAGCCCACTTCACAAGGTTCTCGGCAAACTCATCATCATTCAACAATGGTTTCAGAATCTTGAGTTCGACTTTGGACTCAGGATATTCCTGTTCCACGGTAATGTTGAAACGTTCAAGGAACGCATCATCAAGAATCTGTGAAAGGTAACGACCTTCTTCAGAGCCACGACCTTTAGTGTTTGCAGTAGCAACAACGTTGAAGCCACGTTTTGGATAGATGTATTCACCAGACTTTTTGTTGAAGTAAGGTTTGCCTTCGAGAATACCTTGGAGGCACATCAGTTTGTTAGAACCACGGTCAACTTCGTCAATCAACAGGATTGCACCACGTTTCATGGCAGTCATAACAGGACCATCACGGTACACCACGTTACCATCAATCAGTGTAGGACCACCAATCAGGTCAGATTCATCGGTTTCAACGGAGATGTTAACACGGATGCATTCACGTTTGAGTGTAGCACACACTTGTTCAACCATCAGCGTTTTGCCATTGCCTGACATACCAGTGATAAACACGGGAAAGAATTCCTGTGATAGTACAATCGAGGTCAGGTCTTTGTAGAAACCAAAGGGCACATAGCCTTGGTACTTTTCGGGAATGGATGTGTCTGCATGGTCTTCGAGTTTCTTTTGACGGAGAACATGGACGGTTGCAGTTTGTGCCATTTCGACAACAGCAGGTTCTTCCATAACCGTTGCAGTCATGGCAGGACGCACAGCATTAGGTGCATCAGGAAGGAGGTACTGACCACGATTCGCACGGAATTCTTGGCGAGTAACAAACCAGAAGGGATACGGGACTGACCGTTCATCAACGACACGTTGAATTTGGTCACGATTCAAAATTGCATTCTCACCGAAAATCTCAGTAGCGGCTTGGACGAATGCTTTTGCATTACGATTCATAAAGTTCTCCATAACAAGGTGTTTCTATTATATCACAGTTTCTGCCACATGGCAACCATTTTTTGGTAGACATGTTGCATGGAAACAACAATCATGTACCAGTTTATATCCATATTTACCTCTTTCCATTCTTGTTTGTTGCATAAGTAGGTATGTCCATCCTTCAAATGAGGTTCACCTGGACATCCACCTTAGTTACATTCATCTTATCATCATAACTGGTATAGGTCTTACCAAAACCAGTGATGTTTTCTCTAGCACAGGTTTCCAATGCCATCCACACCGCAACACGTTGAGAAGTGAATACAAATTTATTCTGAAGGTCTTTCACATCCATAATGAAACCAACACCATTTACAATGGCACGGAACTTCTGAGTGTTATTGAGACCCCAAATGATTTGCTTAGTACGCATTACGAACCTTTCACATTGAATAAGACTCTATTATACCACAGGCCAAAAAAAAGGCAACCATAAAGATTGCCCTTTGTTGTTTTTTTACAACACTTCACCAATAGCCATCGGAACAGCCAAGGACGTATTCGTACACACGTTTCCGTCCTTCCGCACCAGTTTGGTACACTTCATCAGGTGTTTTCAAATCAAATGCTTTGTTTGGTGAATCCCACCAGCCATCGACCAATTGTGGTGAACCTATCATAGCATACAGATAGCGATTGATATCAGATTTTATAATCACATTTTCAATTTGGCGTTTGCGCCAGCCTTGTGCAGTCATCATTTAACTCCGAAAAGACTTTTAATCAATATTGCACCAAAACCAGGATCATACGGAAAAGGTTCATCTTTCCATTTGAGTAGTTCATTTGCACATTCTTTAACCAGAAGTTCAGTGAATACTTCAAACTCTTTTGAGTAGTCAGAAGACCAATCAATCACAGCACCTTCTGGTTTCCATTCCTCAGAACCCCAAAATACAAAGCCAGCTTTTTCGGCTAAGAATCTAATTCTCTCATTCATTTTCCACCCCATCATTCAAATCTTCTTCACGTGTGTGTACATCACATGCGGTGTAAATCCAACCACGACCACGCATTTTACCTGGTGCTCCACATTTTTCACAAGTAAATGCACTCATAGATTCCGCCATACGCACCATACCATCGATAGTATCATCACCACCATGATAATAGAATCTGAGTGTGCCAAACTTTTCTTTCACTTGGTCAACCACAACCTGCGGCACTTCATCACGAATTTTTTGATCGTATGGATTATCCTTCAAAAGACGTTCACGTTGGCCATTCTTCCAATCAATGTGGTGTTGCATGTTTGCACAGAGTGCATTAATGATATTGAACCATCCATCACCATGTTCAAAACCCCAACACATGGCAGTTTCTCTCATGTCTGCATTACGATTCACAAACATTCTAGGATACTTTTCACAAAGTAGTTTATCTAGTTCTTCACGCATCACCAGTCCTTCACATCAGTAATATCAACAGTCGTATCTTTATTATCAAACAAATCAAACTTCACACGAACATTTGCACCAATGCCGGATGAATGGTCAGCTTCAACCTCAAAGTGTTTAATGTCTTTGAAGTGTTGTGCAATCTCATACAGTTTTTCAATCTGTTCATGGTTTAAAATAATACTCTTAGCCACAATTAACCTCCGTAATATTTGATAACGGTATCCAATGCTTCAAGCAAGCGAGTGTTATACACCACATCTTCCGGATGCAGATAACTACCTTTTTTGAATTGTTTCAATTCCTTTTTGATATATTTCTGGTGGTCTTTCAATGATATCAATGCAAGACGTTCAGCGGTTTCAATATCGATTTCAAGTTTAGCCATTATGTTCTCCAAATTTCTTTAAAGCCTTCATCTTCGGTTGGTTCATCCCAACCATCAATCATAGATTGAAGTACATCAGATGGTATCACCTTTCCTGGTCTGTTGGCAAGTCTTTTTTGAAGTTCTTCGGGCTTTGGGATCCGAAAAACCACAGCAATCGCATAATATTCCGGTAACATTCGGAATTTCTTCGCCCTTGATGCAATAGTGGTGGAGGTTTGGTCCCAAATGATATCCTTACCAGCATCACGTGCGCCATTTACAGCACCAGCCATTCTTGCAACGGCAATAGGCATATATTCTTCAAACACCTCAGTGTAGGTTTTACCAACAGTTTTAGCCCATTCTTCAACATACGTATCAGTTGAAATATATGCACAATCTTTCATCCAAAACTGTTGGTTTTTTACCCATGTGGACTTACCAGAACCTGGTACACCAATCAGCATGTAGAGTTTAGGTTTTTCGTTCATTCAATACCTTTCGACAATCAATCAATAAATCTCTTACTGCATCATGGTTAGCGAGTTCGGGATTAAATAGACCACCATTGGACAAATATGCCGTGATTCTATCAATCAGTTCTTGTGCTTTATCGTTCATCAGGTTCTTTCTCATAACATGTTAAACACACAGCATCATACCGTGGACCACCCATAGAAGCAATAGCACCTCGGCAATACTTACACATGATAAAAGCACAGGTAGTAACAAAGTCACGTTTAGCTTCGTACATCGGATAGAATCCTTCTTCACGTTCTGTATAACCTATTAGCTTACGGTCTTCATTCATCTTGAATTTCCCTCAGTTTTTCTAATGCTTCAATCAATGCGGGTATAGTGCGTCTATCGAATTCGAATTTAATAGGTGTACCCAAGAAATCATAATCGTGAATGTGCATTGACACCATCATCAATCTATCATCACTCAAAGTGATATACGGAGAACCGTCCGGTTTTTCTAAAATAACTTTCATACATTTCCCAATCCAATTCTACTATAACCTAACTTGCTTTTAATCTCTTTACGGTACGTGTTCTTCTCTGGTTTCCACGCTCTTGGATCAACTGTTTCACCAGTAAGCACATAGCGAAAGTCTGGATCATATATCATGCGGCCTGATAATTTCCATATTGGTTCACCGTTATATGGAAAAATACAACCACGGCACATACACCAACTCCAGCCACTGTCAGTCATTACATTACCGTTTACAGTGCCAACGTATTTGACTACGTTGCCTTTGTGCATTTCTTTGATAGCTTCGTGATAGTCAATCATTGTTTTCATCTTGATACACTCACTTTGGCATCAGGGTCATCCCAACATGCATTACGATACTCATACACGAACTTTTCAAGGTTATTGTATGTACCCCATCCGTTTTCAGGATTGAACGTCATGTAGTGGTAAGGGTCTGACAATAGAATATTCCATCCTTCATCCAGAAGTTCGGAAATATCTTTCGCATACTCCAGACCGTGCTCATCAGGTCGCCAAAGTACATCATACAATGTCAGACCATTTGCCAGTTTGACCTGTGCGGCCATTTTACCTAGATTGTGTGTGATGTTTCCAGAATATACAGAAGTTGGTTGCACCACCATCAAATCAACATCGAGGCTCATCTCACAGTCACCATGAATTCGTTTGGCTTTTTAGTATCTTGAATTGATGCAGTAAAACCAACAGTTTTGAATGCACCATAAATTGTTTTCTTATTGTTTGCGGTGAGTAAAATCTTTTTACCAACCTTCAAATTCGATTCACGCAAGAATTGAGTTAAGCCATTTGGTGCCCTAGTTTTCATGGCTTTTGTGGCTTTGATCTTGGCTACCTTGGGTTCTTTGATTGCTTTTGGTTTACCATAGCTTGCAGTATCAATCATGAGTTTACCTTGAATGATGTGCATGTCAACGGGTGAATCAAAATAAATGGTTGCGTTGTTAAAAATCACAGAGTGCATAATATATCCTATCAGTTGTTACGGGTTTCACGTTTTATATAAAAATCACGAATTGCTCTCGCATCATGGAGTGCATTGTGCGGAACTAATGATTCATATTCAATACCAAAGTCTAATTCGAATTTGATATTTGGTAGCAGACCGAGGCGCATACCTGGTCCTGTGATAATGGACTCACAGAAGTGTCGAATGTCATCAGGCCAATCGGCAATGATAATCGTTTCACTTTTGTTATTCCACAGATAGTTCGCCAATTCTTGTTGGAATTGATGATGGGTACATGGAACCAAAAACATATGTGGTGCAACATTCTCACGCACCCAAGGGTCCAATTGGTCTTTGATTTCCAATTCTTTATAGAATTCGGGAAATGTAGTGTCCTCTGGTACCAATGCCATAGACATTAGTTTACCACCAAAGCCATTGAATTCAGTATCTAGAAAAAATCTCATTTTTTAACTTCAAAATCTCGCCTGATAATTTCAGCAATATCAACATCACCATCCCGTACATATTTGTCGGCAACCTCAGCACACCGTTTCACAATCAATTCAGTAAACTTTTCCAGTGTGGATTTCCATTTTGCATGGTCCTTACCCAATGCATACACATCGAGGTGTGATTCTCTTGCAAATTCCATAATTCGTTCGTTCATAGGTAACTTTTCCCAAATACTTTGTGAATACACATTTTGTTACCAACACCATCCTCACGGTCAGCAATCATGCTCATATCAAATTCTGTTGGATAATGACGGAGTAGATGTAGAGCCTGTTTCCGTACACCGGATGGCACACGTGGTGTTTTCTTTGGATCAAGGAGTTCCAATAGGAATTTCTGTGTGTTAATCACAGCGTTTGTGCGTTCTACAGGTACAGTCATAGTTTTTCCACTACAATTTTATTTCCAAAATCTTCACCAAACGAAATGTTTTCGTGGTACACTTTCACCAAGCCCTTCCGTGAGAGTCCTTCAATAGCAAGAAACGCACAGAATGCATTCATTCTTTCAGATACTTGTTCAGCATCTTTTGATTGTTCGAGTCCTTCACCGGTGGCTAGCATCTCGGAGATGAGTAGGACTTCATCAAGGCGTGAGTTTTCCTCATTATCGGCAATCTTTAGGAGTGTGTCCACATCCGAATCAGATAGTGCTTTCAGAAAATCACCAGGTCGCATATAACCAGAATCGGATAGGTCCATAGCAAGGGTACGGGTAAGGGGTAGGAAGTCCTTGCATTTTATCACCTTATCGTATGAAATGGCAATAGGTCCTTCATCAAAATCATCCATAATATGCTCCTTTTAAAGAATTTTACCAATACCGTGGTAAATCAGGTCATCAAGTTCTTTTTGATAATCTTTACCTTCCCTACGTTTCTGCCAAATCGCACTGATAATCTCATTCATTTGTTCGGAAGTGGCATAATCACCAATGGACAGATTCCGATATTTAACTTCATTCAGCAGGTCATCATCTTCAATTTGGTCCAAATCAACATCAACATCAACAGTAACATAAGCCATTATTCAGTCTCCTTTTCTGTGCAAAACTCTTTAAAATAACTCCATGGTCCGGTGAATAGGTGCTCACCTTCCCAGCCAAACACGGTGATACGGTCAGAATAAATGTGGTACTCATATTCTTGACCACAATCTTTGGTTGTCACTGGGTAGATATAGAAACCACCAACACCGGTTTTAAAATGTGCAATCATTTGTGCGGCGAGGCAACCCATACCGTTAGCCACTTTCCGCTTTTCATCAAACGGAATACCATTTACAATCGCATTAAATGAATTCAGAAATTCAGCCAGTTCAGCACCGTGACCGGACGGATAACCATCAAACTGGCGGTACATATTGATAATCGGTTCAGGTGATTCACCTTCATAATGGTCAGTGTAAACAAAGGTAAGAGAGCGAGTTCCCATGATATAATTCCTTTTCAGTTTGTTTTAAATGAGTCAAACCATGCGAGTAGAATATCCCTAGCTTCCGAGCGGGATATTGCAAACTCACGTTCCAGATAGGGTGCCGCACCCCACATATTAGTTTCACCAGAATCCCGTAGTTCAACGAGATAATCAAAATATTCTTTCATTTCATTTTCCTTATCAAAACCAAGTGCAATATACACACATTCACGCACGGCTGTATCTGTAGCCTCACCGAAATCATTGGGAAACCTTCGTGACAGGCTTTCCAATTCATCATATACTTGATTCCAATTCATTTTGAGATTCCGTGCCATACGGACAATGGAATGAACGGCATCATTACCAAAATCGGTATACATTGCATAATAGGGTGTAGGAAAATCAACGGGGTTATTTGTATTTGTGGAGTGCATAATGTTCTTTCAATATGGATAAGCCGAGAAAGTCTTTGCGTCCTTCATTAGACAATATGATGCACGGTTCATCCATCCGTCATTCTTCCGATGTGCCCGTGGTCCACGGAAACGGATTTTGTATTTACCAGGGTAAACAGAACGAAACTCATTCAGAAGATGAATTGGTATGTTAGTGAACACTGCGGCAGTATTCATCCGAGAATAGAATCGAAAAATATTAGACATTATGCCATCCATGGTTCATCAAAAGTATATGCATCAGATGCCAGATTCATCTCCTGAATTACAATAGAGATATGATATTCAGCATCAGTCCGAGAATAAAAGGTTTCTACAAGGGTTCCAGAATAGAATACCTCATAGAGTCCATCATCATTTTCAATAATATCAAACATTATTCGTCCTCATCAACAGTAGCAAAGAGTTTAGCACCTTCGTCCATAAAGACAGAGAATGCCATCATAGTCTTTTCAGAATAGATCATTCTCCCATGCTTTTGAATGTCCTGAAGTAACTCCAAGAAACCAATTCCAAGAAAATTACGTTCTTTATCCAAGATAGAAATTGCAGTAGTGATTTTCATAGTAACTCCGTCATTAAACCTTATAAACCTTTTCTTCAACAACGGGATAAACTGCCCTGAATGTAATCTTAGAACAATCAGAATAACGTTTCTTCAAGAAATTCCGAATTGCGG